GTCTGTGCCGCCACCGCCGCCGCCGCCGCCATATGCTATAACAGTGTCAAAAAGACTATTTGACCCACTTGTTCCTCTTGTTCTTGTTCCTGTGGCGCCAGCACCAATTGTGATTATTGCAGTCGTACCTGCAACGGCATACTCGTTTGACGTTTTAAATCCGCCAGCGCCTCCCCCACCTTGCCCAGCAAGGTTTGTTGCGCCTCCCCCGCCTCCCCCGCCAGCAACCAACAGGTAATTAAATAAAAATCCAGTTGTATAGCTAGTAACCACTAAGCCACCTGTTATTGTCAATCCCGATATAGTCAGCGCCATTTACTCAATTCCATTAAATGACTGGTGCTGAACTTAAATATTTCACTACAGGGCCAGTAAAATCTAACCAGAATGAGTATGCACTGTTGCTGACATATTCGTACATTCTATCGTTATTGGTATTATACCAAAAATCGCCAGGTGCAGCTGGGGCGGGCGCACTGCTTTGTGTTTTAATACTGCCCGAACTAAATGCCACACCGTTAGCCCAAAATACACCACCAGTAGTAACAACTCGTTCGCCTACGTAGACATTGCCCTGTATACCAGCACCGCCCGCAACCTTTAAGGCACCTGAGGTGGTACTGGTTGATACGGTGTTATTGCTGGTTACGATCTGTTGTGTAGTAGTTCCACTGAATACCCCAGTAGCACCAGTAGCACCAGTTGGGCCTGTTGCGCCGGCAACTCCCGATGGACCTGTTGCACCAATACTTCCGGTATAACCAGTTACACCTGTTGCACCTTTAGGACCCTGCCCACCTTGTATTGAATCCTGAATAGCAATATAATCAATTTGTGTTGCGTGTGCAGCATTACCAGTGTTGCTGTGATATAATCTAACAGTAGCAACTCCGGCCAGTATATAATTTACACTATTCAATACTTCAAGTGCAAATTGATAATACCCAGCCAAACCAGTATATGATCCTACATTATCCCACGTTGATGTAAGATAATTGTATACCTGTATGTAAATTGTATGTCCAGAATTTGTGGTGTAATTGATATTCATTACCACACGGTTAAACTTAACCACGCCCACAAAGCCAACTGTAACAATCCAAGCTGGGCCAGCATGGGTACCATCAGTTATACTGTACGAGTTGCCATCATTGAATGTTTGTATATCGCTGAGACTACCGGATACATAAACACCATTGGTCAGTGCAATAGAATCTGCTATATAACTTATTGATTCTGGAGTGGTGCCGCTTGCACCAGTTGGTCCAGTAGCGCCTGTTGCGCCTGTTGCGCCTATTCCAGTGGGACCAGTGGGCCCAGCCGCGCCCGATGGCCCTGTTACGTTGCCTACATCTGTAAAACTAGATCCAGTCCAAACAGCAAGATGTCCGCTGCTGGTTAAAACATAGCCATCGCCTAACGTACCAGTGACTGTTGCAGCAGGACCATTTAAGTAAGTGATGTCAGTAACTGAGCCAAGTACTGTAATACTAGTACCATCAGTGCCTTTACTACCAACATAACCAATTGGGCCTGTTGCACCTGTTGCACCAGTGGCACCAAAACTTCCAGTGTAGCCAGTTGTACCAATACTACCAGTATAGCCTAGACTACCAGTTGCACCAGTTGCGCCGTCACTACCTCTACTGCCAGTATAACCAGTGTCCCCAATTGGGCCCACGATCTTACCAATGTCGTTCCATTGACCTGTGGCTAAATTCCAAAACCATAAGCTACCATTTAGATGTGCGCCACCGTCGCCAGTGACTACAATCCAACCATAACCAGCATAGTCATTCCAATTCATTGGGGCGGCTGGCAAATCACCTATAGTTGCTTTTGTTCCTTGCAAAGTAACACTAACACCCTGTGCTCCGGTGTTGCCGGTCGCACCTTGAATACCAGTTGAACCAATGCTACCAGTGTAGCCCCTGGGGCCAGTAGTACCGCTTGCGCCTGTTGATCCGCTGGGACCAATTGGGCCGGTAGGACCACATGCACCGGTTGCACCAATTGGACCGGTTGCACCGGCTGGACCTGTTGCACCAGTTAGACCTGTATTGCCTTTACTACCAGTATAGCCTGTTACTTGTGCTGTTGTTGATGTAAATGCCCAAATATCAGCATCAGTACCATCTGCGCCGTATTGCGCAAATCGTAAATGTACTCCGCCCGGAACTTTAGCTGCATCGGGAATACTGAATACTTTTTGTAACCATGTATCAGACGGGGTAGCAGAGTACGATACTGTGTACATGGACGTCCATGTACTACCACCATCTGTGCTGTACTCGACTTCTAAATCTTCTTCAGGAACCTGTGCAGAATCTTTATACACATAGAACATGGCATAGTTAATACCATACAAATATATTCTATATTGGTTGGCAATTGATCTAGTACCAACGTCTTGATTAAAAACAATAATTGGCGTGTCTGCGGCAACTGCTGCTGTTGTTGTGTAAGACCTTGCGCCCGGGGTTGACCTAATGGCTTTAGTCAGCGTCACTGCCGAATTCAGCGATATGTCAATGATTGCATACGATGACCCGGTTAGCCCCACAGACCCTGTATAACCAGTTGCACCAAAGCTGCCTGTATAACCAGTTGCGCCAACGCTGCCCGTATACCCAGTGACCCCAGTGGGTCCAGTGGGTCCAGTGGCACCAGTACTACCTTTGCTGCCAGTATAGCCCTGTGGACCTGTAATACCTTGCGCACCTGATAAATCACTTGAGTATACAAACGTAACTCCGTTCCAAAGATACAGTCTAGAATCTTCTGAGTTTTCTACGTTGTTGGTGTTGATAAGAGCAAATTGCCCCGACACAAACCCATCGGGCGGGATATCCGCCATCATTTCTGCTACAGAAACATAGGTCCTAGCAATGGTAAATGACATACCAGTTTCGCCTTTAGAACCCACATAACCCACGCTGCCAGCATATCCGGCGCTGCCTGTGTAGCCAGTGTTAAAGTACGGAGCGCCATTGGCGTAATAGTAGTGGTCAGTGTACACTGACGCTGTGACAATATTTCCGCTGGTGACCACGTTGCCGGTGGCGGCGTCTATATTTAGATTGCCTACCGTGAGGCCATTTTTTGCTATGAAATTCTTATTGGCCACAGTTCATTTTCCCTATAGGCTTGTATGTTATTTATCTAGAATAACCTAAGCTGGGAATTGGGTTATCCTTTGCGGATTACATACCCAATTGGTGTGCTAGAACCCAAAGTAGTTCGCTGATATGTAATTGTAACACTACTGCTGTCACCTTGAGCCAGTAAATCAATGTTGCCAGTGGTAACGTCTGATGCATAGTTAGCAACTTCGTGATTGCTGTCGCTTAGTAGTACTGCGTACTCGGTAAAAAATGCAGTTGATCCATCGTTAACACAATCAATAGTACTAAACTTGTACCTGTTGTTTATGTTGTCTTTTGCAGTCAGCAACCATCTCACTGTAGTAGTCCCAGCTACAGGAACGTAATCGGCCACAACTAGATCGTCGGCTACAGTAACTCGCCCATTATAGATATTGCTACTGGTAACGTATGGGCTGCCGTTGGCATAAAACAAATTGTTGGTAAAAACGTTACCAGTTACTGTTGTTGCTACTTCGACATTACTAGACCATATACGCTGTCCCTGTGGATTTGTAGTTAATACGCTGCCAGCTGGTGCTGTACCCAAATTAGGTTCAGCTTCCGCTGGCAGTAAAAACTCGTACCGATCTTCACTGACTTCCGTTGGCGGTACTACTACTACTCGGCCGCTGGTAAGAGTGCGGGTATTTTTCATGTTATGGATTTACACTTTCAATAACACTAACAACCATCTGACTTGCGCCCGATATCGATGCATTGGCTTTTAATACATCGCCTGTTTGCAAAATTAATTTGCCACCAATGATGTTCATGGCATCGTGCTTGGGTATTAGGCCATTTTTAATAATGTTTGTGGGTACACTAGATCTAATAAAATCTGATGTTACTGAAATTGTGCTTTCGCTAATATTACTAATCTGTGCCAACAAAACAATACTGGTATATCCACCGGGAGTTGTGTAAACTGTACTACTACTTGTAGTTAAGTTTGCTGTGTATGTTTTAAAAACGTTAATTGCGGTTGCCATAATTATCCTTCTAGAGCCAGTATGTATGGTGTCATCATGGCAAACATACTGCGTGTAAAGCTGTCACCAGTGATAGAACCCGTTGATTGGTTAATGGTTAAATTTGAACCAATTTTAAAATTACCTTTATGATCAGTACCAGTAAATGTTACTCGACCACCATTTGTAGCTATTACTTCGTTTGCCTCAACAGGGATTCCCCCGTATTGCGGTAGTGCAGTAGCAGGATTAGTACCTGCACCCACATACTCAAATGTATGTGCGCTGGCAATAATTGCGCTGCGTTGATAGAATCTCACAGTGGTATTATCGGCCAAACTGTTTACATAAGTTTCTTGTATAGTAACTTCGTATGTTAATCCATCAACTTGTCTAACTGTGTCAATGCTGTAATAGTTACCATCACCGTCTATGGTCATAGTATGATTAACTTTGGGCTGTCCGCTAAGGCCACGTATTTGAAATACGCCGGCGATGCTTGATCCGTAGGTGTAGCCACTTAGTGCCTCGGCACCTTTACCATCAGCAATCAATCCATAGTTACCAATACTAGAATCACTTCCGTTTAAGGTACAGAATGCACCAGACTCGCAATGAATACCAATGTCACAAGCAATTGTATAGATATTAACCAATTGACTGTAGCCCAAATTGGTTATGTGTATGCCTTTGCCGCCTCGATTAATTATAGTAAAGAATCCTACAATCATTGCTTTGGTACTGGTAGCACTGGTCAAGTTACCGTCAATTTTAACTGCTGTACCTGTTGTAGTGCTGCTGGTAATATTTTGTATGTAAGGACTCACGTATACATTTTGCGTTGCTGTTGTCGGGTCGTAAGCAAAACCGTTGGCCAAGTAGTCCTTAATAGTTATACCCCAAACATAACACCCAGCCTTGACATAAAATATATCCGAGGTTGGTGAACTGGGAATTACGGTAACTGTGCGCAGATCGTTGCCAATTAAACTTACATTGGCAGGAATGGTAATTGGGTTAATTTCTGTGTATGTACCGGGCGCCACATGTACACTGGTTCCTGAGGTGGCTGCTGCTAGTGCAGATTTAATAGTCAACTTGGGAGTGTTAAGTCCACCAATATTGAGGTCATTTCCATTTTTAGCCACATAAATTATATTAGAACTAGATGGAGTAATGTATGGGTTGCCGTTACTGAATTTTAAATTATCAGTATAAACCGTATTAATATATGCCGATCCAGCAATACCTACACCACCTGCTACAATTAACGCGCCAGTTGTTGTACTAGAACTAACGGTGGTGCTGCGTAAATCAATGTCTTGATAAGAAAAATTACCAGTTAACGTAACTGTGTCTAAACTGACATTACTGATGAATGACTGTACGTTACCTACTTGTTTGATGGTGTTGTCCGAGTGCTTGACATACAGTATGCCGTCGGCAGTGTTAATGGCCACTTCGCCAACTACAAGATCGTTGGCATCTGGAATTTTTCCCGGTACCGCGGACCGTTTTAATTTAATTGTATTTGCCATAGTTATGGTCAATCCTCATGCTATATAGCCAATGCACAAATAAAATCAGGGGATAAGTCCCCCAATTACTGTCATTTTTGAACTCTAAGTATATTTATTCTTTAATAGGTGCCGCCATCAATTGTGTCCGAACTGCCAATGATTTCGTACCCATTTTTAAAAATTGTTCCGTTTGTACTAATGTTGCCGCTGACTTGCAGGCGCTGTCCAATACTAACATCACCAGCAACAGATATTGCACCAGTAGCATAGTTTCCTGCGGTATAGCTAGTGGTGGCATTAAACACCGCAGTATTTGCACTAATTGCATTGATTCCTAAGGTTTGTGTGCTGTAATCGTATGTAAATGCAGACGAACCGACTAAGACATTGCCAGCATTAGCATAAACTATTTGTTTAGATGTTACATTACTGGTGGTTAGAGTACCTGTACTTACTGCATTTGCGGTAACATTTCCGGTGCTGAGATTACTGGCAGTCAACTGCCCAACATTAAAGTTTGATGCTTGTATGTTGCCAGTTATTGTTAAGTTTCCAGCTACACTGAGGTCACCTGTGGTAGCATTAAGTGTTATTTTACCAGATCCAATGTTGACGTTAGATGCAATGCCCAAATTACCCGAGTAGGTAACAAGATTGTTAACTGTTAATGTATTGCTACTGCTGTTATAAGTTAATTGTGCATCGTCAGTTAACTGCCCGCTAGATCCAGCAAATACCACACTACCACTGGCCAAGCTGCTGTCTGTTACATGACCTGCAGTCAGTGTGTTTACTACTGTTACCCCACCAGGTGCATTTAGTTTGATATAATCGCCGGCGTCATTTCCTGCCAGCAGCTCAAGTACTGTGTTTTCACCCGAGTAAGCATAGTATTGGATTCTAGCATAATCGCCAGTGCCCCCACCAGGATTATTTGGAAATATAATGCCCTGGTTAGTATCGGATCCTGCACTTGGTTTTATTAGTCCAGCAAAACTATCACCCGTAACTGCGCCAGTAAAATTTCCACCACCTTCTACCCTAATACTTCGTCCAAGGCTCCATGCGTCATGATTGTAATCATATTCTATTCTTGCAAAACCATCTGCTCCCAAGTTAAGTGATATACCACCGCCTTGCGACTGTGCTGCATTAAGAGAATCTTTACCTAACTCTATGTTTAAATCACCAACGCTAATTGTAGTTGCATCAACTGTGGTAGTTGTACCGTGTACTGTTAAATTACCACCAATTATTGCATCACCAGTGGATTCTAATTTTGTAAATTTACCAGATGATGCCGTTGTTGTTCCTATTGCAACGCCATTGATATTTCCGCCAGTGATAGAAACAAAAGAAGCATCTTGTGATGCCAGTGTACCAAAGCTGGCGCCACCACTAGTAAATCCCCCAGTGATAGCTAGATTACCCGTAATAATTAAGTTACCAATTGTAGCTTGGTTATTAACAGATATATTACCAGCTGATATATTACCAGCTGTTGTTATGTTTCTTGTTGCTACTAAATTGTTACCAGAAATGTTACCTGTTGCTGTAACTGATGTTACTGATATGCTGCCGCCTGTGATAGTAACTGCGTCAGCATTCTGTGTTGCCATAGTGCCCAACCCAGCGACGCTGGCAACAGGTATTGTATTTGAACTTGTAGTAGTCGCGCCTAGGCCGCGCAGGTATCCAAAAAAACTAGCTCTACCTGTACCGCCGCTGGCCACTGGTACTATGCCACTGGAAATAGTAATATCACCAGCTACACCACCGGGATTGGTAATAGTTAAAAACGAACTGGTAGTGGTAACGGCACGCATGGCCAAATTGCCATATGTGGTTCGTGTTAGAATACCTGCTGAAGAATTTTTTGGCAATCTAGATAATGAAATATTATCTTTGCTGAATATTTGTGTTATAGTTAAATTGGTTCCGTCAACTACAACTGTACCAGTGGTTTCCAACCTCCATGTACTACCAGCATAGACGGTACCCTCACTTACAATATATTCAGTGCCAGAGTAGATACCAGTGATACTGTTAGAATCAGAACTTCTTACCAACGGTACGCCAGTAGCAGTAAACACATACACGCCGTTTTCTGAACTGGTGCTTTGCCCAGTTAACAATACTTTATCATATGTGTTAAGTACTACATCATCAAACAATGTAGGAGACGGTGTAGTTATGTTAACTGAACTAGTCGCTGCTGCTCTAACTAGTATAACCGGGGTTGCTGTTTGTCCGGACTGGCGCATCATGATGATCTGACGTCCAGCAGTGGTGGTTATGTATAGTGCTTGCCCATCATACTCTATTGCTCCACTAGGGGCGCCACCATTAAGCGTCCCACTCGACAGTACCAAAGGTACACCACCCGCGGCCTGCGCTGTTAATGTTAGTGTACCATTCAATGTGGAAGTGTTTTGTACGGTTATTCCGTTATAAAAACTAGCAGTGTTTTGTACCACTAGATCTGTAGTAGTCAATGTTAGTCCAACGCCTAGGCCGCCCACAACAACCAATGCACCAACGTTGATATCACTACTGTCAGTTGAGTTGTTAATTGTTATTGCTCGAGTTGTACTAGCGCCCCGGGCTGTGACTGTACTTAGAGTTTCTGAGAGGTTAACCCCTGACAAGGCACGGCCATAACTATCTACAGTAACTGCGGTATATGTGCCCGGACTAATGCCGCTGGTATCTAAATTAATTTGTGATCCAGTCTTAACTAGCCCGTATCCTACAGATAAATTTAATGCTGAGCTGCCCCAACGTAAATTACCTGCTCCGTCAGTGGTAAGTGCGTACCCATCTACGCCACCACTGATTGCTAATTGTGTGGGTGCTCCTAAATTAATTTGTGATCCGGTCCGTGCTGTTATTGCGTCAACTGCTAGATTTGTAACATTAACATTAGTACTATTAACGGTAGAAATACTAGCAGTAGTACCAGTTTGCGTAGTAATGGATCCATTGGTAGCAGAAATAGTTCCTACAGTAGCAGTATTGGTTACATTTAGTGAGTTAAATGTGCCTTGTGTGGCAGTAACTGCTATTGCGCTGAATTGATTAATGTTACCGCTACTAGCGGTTATGGCGCCAGAATTTTGTATACTTGTACTGCGTATGGCCCCAACACTTAAACTATAAGCAAGCGTAGCATGTGCTGCGGTGATATTACCCGAGCCAATTAAATTATCTAAATATACATTACCGGTAAGACCAATACCACCTATTATGGTCAAATGTCCAGTTGTCTTACTGGTACTATTTAACCCACCAGTTAATGTAATCTGATATGGGTAATTGGTTAGTACATTTTTCAGCTGATCGGCTGATATCGTTGATGTGCCAGACTGCCGTGTACTAGAAGTGAGACGTAAAATTGCCATTGCTAGTTATTGGTTATTGGCTTACTTCGTAACTGACAGTTACGTGCATCAAGTCGGTTTGATCTGAATAGCAACGAAGGCTGTCACCTTCTTCTAAGAATAATGCACTATTTCTGTCCATTACAATTAAACTGTCGCCCGGGCTGATTTGCAAGCGATCTATTACTCTAATAGACATACTGTTCCTATAGAAATCCACACTGACTTTGGACGCCGTGGTGCTATCCACGTTGGCTACATACACACTGACTACTTTCACTGATTTTCCGCTGGCAAATGCATTTGAAAGCAAAACAGTGACGGCCGTACCAATATTTGTAGCAGTCGATCTTCCGTAAACTTGTGTAAGAGCTAATAAATTTGGGGCGGCCATATGGAGTATTTCCTAGATTATTATAGTATTTATGTTGGATTCAATACGCCCCATTCGGGCTAATTTTTAAATTTTTGTAATTCTGAAGTAAGCGCATTTAGGTGTACCTATTTGTCCATGCTGAGTTATTAGTGTCCAGCTGAATGTATCATTCCCTACATAATTCAAATTTGGCACATAGGCAATAGACTGCCTATCGCCCGTTAATCTAGCATACCCATGCATGGGCTGAGTCAGAACAACAGGTTCTGCATACAATGCATTGGTAATATTTTTATACCAAACAAATTCTTCAGCAAATCCGCTTACAAACCCAGTAGTATGTATAGTTGATATTCCGGGCCTATTGGGCGGTTCCATATTGGCAGTAAATTCAACGCTGCCAAGAGTGCTTGTTTTTACTTTAAAATTTCCGTTAAAGTTACTAGGAGAATTACCACTTATAATAACATAACTGTTTGCTTCATATTTGGGGCCTGGCTCAAAACTGACGTGATAATTAAACCCTTGCTGATATCCACCAATCACTGGCGTGTTATATATCGCAAGATTTGATACTATAGTTTTTTCTATTAATGCTTGATGATTTTTAGGATTTAATATTACTGCTGCATAATAGTGCGTAGGCAAGGTATCACATATGGCTAAAATTTCTCCGTTAACTGGGCTAGTAAAAGTAATAGTTGATCCTATAATATTAAATTGTTCGTACAAGGTCCCCCCAGTGCTAACAGTTTGCGATTGTGAAGTTACTCTAGAATTAACCAAACGAAATCCGTCAACATAGATTTCCACCCACTCCGGGGCCGTCGGCTTCCAAGGCAAATTAATTACTGACAAATTAGTTGCGTGTACCGAATATCTAAGTTCTTTTCTATCACCCTCTACTGTAAGTCTTTTTTTATGCGTGAATCTAACATCAGGTATAAACGGCACTACTACTTTATAATTTTGTACTGGTATCAAATTAACCTCCGTGTAATAACCATGCAATGGCGTATCTACCTTTTGGTACTTTACACACTAATGATGTGTCAATTAGTACTCGGTAACTATACAAATTAGTATCGTAAATTTTGTATGGGCGATAGAATGAATAGCCGTCAGTAGCGGCAGCAGCTTCGGCGTCTGCCGCAGTTAAAAATGCTGTTGCATCTGTATCAATTAATTGGTGCCAAACTACCCCATCTTCTTGTTGATATCGGCCCTTTGCGCTTACCAATGGCAAACTTAAATCTTGTTGGTACAGTGCTTTTGCGCTCACCAATGGCAAACTTAAATCTTGTTGATATTGGCCTTTTGCACTTACCAAAGGTACACTTAAATCTTGTTGGTATGTATTTGGTTCCGGAATATGATCAGCGGCCGATTTGTGATCAAATAAATTAAGGTATGTTATTCCACCTTCGCCGTCGGCAACCCTGTCAGAATTAAATTTTATGGTCCCGTAAGAAACATTTGGTTCTTGTTGATAGTCTAGGTTTATAAATCCAGACTCAGCTGAGTCTGGATTTTGTTGATATGTTGCATCAACTGGCCCATAACTTACTCCTGCTTCTTGCTGGTACTGCGGTTTGTTTATACCGTAACCTAAAGCTAAATCTTGTTTGTATGTTAGGTCTATTGTGCCATATGGTATAATTGCACTTGGTTTGTATTTTAAATCAAGTAAGTTATAATTTAATAAATTATCATTTTGTATTTTAATTTTTATATTAACAAATTTCAACGGTTCATCAGACAAGTATGCAACCGGCAACTTAAAATCATTTAACCCAATGGTTCCCATTTTTTTAAGTATCGGACTGAAATTAAGTTTGAGAGTTCTTTTTGGTGCAAAAATTATCAGCTGACCAGGATTAAGTACGCTTCTGCCATATATGCTTACAATGGGTGTATAATTATCTCCCGCAAATCTTCGCAAATCTGTTTTATTAAAAACTTCTTGTGCAAGTTTGAATATGTTAAAAGCTAGTTTATTAAAATTTTCCTGTGCAAGTTTGAATGTTTTAAAATTCAATGTATTAAAATTTTCCTGTGCAAGTTTGAATGCACTAAAAGGTGGACGATAGGTATTTGTATAGTGCTGGACAGGTTTTTTATATTCTTGTAATCGTAAATTTATGCCAGTTTTTTCTGCGAATTTCATAAAATCTAGATTTTTAAAATTGACATTTCTATTAGTAATTTTTATTGGAAATTTAGCTTCTAACTTGTCCATGTCATGTGCGAGCTTACCATAAAAATACTTAGGGTTTGACAGATTTAATATAAATTTTGATTTATGTGTGGTGTCACGTGATGGGCTTGCCAATTGAAATTTGTCCCAGTTATAACCTGCAGTTTTAAAATTCAAAATATTTTTAGTTACACTATCTTTAAGAAAAATGTAGTCTGATATTTTTTTATAAAATTTAGAATTTTTAGTTAGCTGATATTTAAATGCTGGTTTTTCAAAATCAGCAATTTTAATTGTTTTTTCAGCAAAGTCAATTTTATTAGGATCATATCCGTTACTGTTTATGCTGGCAACTGCCTCAAGCTGTACTGTACTAGATTTAACTATAAATGCTAAATCATTGCTGAGTTCTCGTGTAGGAGATGGCACTATCATTAATAATGGGGTTAACAACTCGCGCACACTAGAGCGTATCGCAAAACCTGTTGGCTGTATCCACTCGTTTTTACTACTTGCAGGTACCATGGTTGTTGGTTGTAACCAATCGTTTTTACTACCTGCAGGTACCATGGTTGTTGGTTGCAACCACTCGTTTTTACTACTCTCTGGTGTCATGGTTGTTGGTTGTAACCACTCGTGATGACTTGCTGGGACTGCTAAACTGTTGTCTAATAGAAACTCATGATGACTTGCTGGGACTGCTAAACTGTTGTCTAATAGAAACTCATGATGACTTGCTGGAATGTTAAAATTTGTTGGTTGCCCCCACTCACGCTGGCTTGCCTGTAACGATATACTGTTTTCCAATATCCACTCGTGATGACTTGCTGGTACTGCAAGAGTAGTTTCCAGTAGCCAGTCGTGTTTACTTGCTGGTACTGCTAAACTGTTTTCTAACCAAAACTCATGCCGGCTAGCCGGCAATGCTAAGTTGTGTTCTAACCAAAACTCGTGTGTGCTTGCTGGTATGTTACGCGGAGTATAATCTGCCCATTCTGGATTGCCAACAACGTTGTTTACTGTAGAGACTGATTGAGCAGCTGGTTTACGTTTATATTTTGGTACAACAATATTACTAAGTGATTGATTTGGCCTATAGGGCGCAACATTACTAAAATGTGTTGGTTGTGTCAAATACTCAGCACCCACCAACAGTTGATTGACAATCGGCCACTCACCAACTGTTACTTCTAATAGGTCTCCGCCAGGCTCTAGTATATTTTGTATTAATTTTATGCTGCCATCATAATATGATTGTATATTCCTAGATAATGAGATCGTGTTGCCAAAATATACTTGTACAGCATTTTCTATTGTTGCAGTCTTGCCATCAGTTGATGTAATTACAATAGATTCTCCCGTCATGATATTTCCATCAATTACAATACGTGCATCTCCGCCAATTACAGTAACCACTGCCCCGGTTTGATTTGCTGGGTAAGGACTTGACTCTGCAAATGCAGGCTGTGCAAATGTCGTGCCCCATCGTTGATTAGATAATGTATAATTGTAAATTGAGCTATCTAACAGATAAGTTAAACTTTCATGTACACCAATCAATAATTTTGTTGCGTAGGCTGAGGATATTTCTGCAGATGGATTTCCATTTTTGTTTGCTGCCTGAGTTGATTCAAGCGGTTGGGCAGGCGGGTTAAAATTACCTGAGTATACTGCCACCCCGCCCACTAATCTAAAATCTGTTAGTAACCCAGTCGACGGCTGAATAGTCAAAGGGGCAGTGCCCGGTAGTATGGTGTTAATGCTTATGGCATCCCCACCAAATACATCAGTGTAGGTAAAAGAATTAGGCACATCTCCAATGCCATCTATGTAGCCGGTGATAGTGTTATTTTTGCGAACTATTGCCACGTGATGCCAATGATATGGTGTAATCGCAGGAGTATCGTAAAAATTAACAATTGTTGCTGCTGATGCAGTAACATCATTAGAATCTTTATATATTGCTATTGATAAAAATCCATTATCAAAATAAACAGTTGACTGGCCGATTGCTATTTGATGATCGTCTGATGAATATTCAAATACCGCACTATTAATCGAAGAAAGCACTACCCAACACTCTATAGTAAAATCTTCGTTAGCAGCAATTGGTAATTGCGCATGCGATGTTGATATTGCTGCCATGGATGAATTTAAAGTCAAACTTCCAGCACTTCTGCTACTGGTAGTAATAACGCTACTTGTAGTTGTATATTGCATGGCAGGAGTTTTTGGTCCTGTATCGTCCCACACTGTGGTATCAAATCCGCCTGATACCTGTGCAAATCCATCAATCAGCGGAGTAATAGATCTAGTGTAGGGATTGATTACCGGATCGTATGGTATATAATCTATTAAGAATGGTGATGCATTTTCTGCAATAAATTTATAATTAGTAGGACCCAATATATAAACTACGGTAGTATCATAACGCCTTGCACTAGAGTTAAAAACTACATTCAACTCGTCGCCAACACTGAATATTTGATAATAGTTACCGGCTACAGATATGCCATTTTTTAATATGTCAACATCGTAATAGTTAGGCAATATAAAATCATATAAAGCTGCCTGGCCGCCAATAATTTGTTTTTTCTCAAGCAATGAGCTTGGTGCCAAATTGTTATCTACGGTCACACTTGATTGTGGATTTGGATACGATGATATTGGTACTGCAAATTGTCGAGCACCAATTGTAAATATCGGTAATGTACCCAATCCAAAATTCTGCGGCCTACCGATTGGAATAGAGATAGTTACAACATCGTTAGCAAAAACGTATTGATTACCACTGTAAATTGCACCATTTAAATATAAAGTTCCATATTCAATTGCCATAGTAACCGGTTCTAGATTATTAGGCATTTCTAAAGTAAAACTATATATAGGATCTATAGTTGTACCGATTGGTATATCAATATACTGTGGAACAAATGTTTCCGCGGTTGTAGTAATTTGGTAATCAAACGCAGTATCTCCAATAATGCATGATACTTGCACCGTGCCTGCAAATATTGATTTATAACTGATATTAAGATTATCACCATTTAATATTTCTACGCCGCGGATGCTGATACTGCTAGATTTAGTTCCGTTAATCCAAAATGTTGCACCTGGCGATGTATAACCGTATACTACTGTGTCACCAAGTGTTTTTATAGTAACAACATTACTACCAATATGCGTAACTGGACCATACCCGTGTTTAAATTTTAAGTTGACTACTCGCTGCAATTGATCAGCCGACGTTATAACATAATCTTTAAGCCAATGGCTGGCAACAATAGTATTTGATACAACCGATATCCACGTGACTTTTTCTTCAAAAAGAATTGTAGTCACTACGTGCATCAAATTATCAAATACAAATACGTCTGGGCTATCGTTGCCGCAAACATAAAGTTTGTTTGCGCTTACAAATGTATAACTAGGTGAAAAACCAGGAGTGTCTACTGGAGAGTCAAACGCAGCAGTGGTGCAATTATATACTAGCAATTTTGAATTTTCAGCATCTGGTATATATATGTTATTGTTAAAAAATATAGGTTGTCCTAATCCTACACTGGCATTTGTTAGTTCTGCTGCGCTAGAACCATTTACTAGATATATCTTACTAAGGCTAGTTGTAACTATAGCTGCACTGGCGTCGACAAAAGATGCGATGCCCAAAATTTTACCAGATACTGCTACGGTAGAAACCACTGCAAAATTATTTGTTGCATCGAGTTTCCATGCCCACCCATCTCCAGCTGCCCAAACATATCTAGTACCATCGTAGCTTATACATATAGGCGTAGTATTTGGCAAGCTGGGCAGTTGAGTGACTATACCCAGCTGATCAATTGAGTACAGATTCCCGGCGTCTGACACCACTAAGGCCAAATTTAAGTTTTTTAGTATTTGATAATTTATCGGGGCTTCTGGTAAAATTATAGTAGCAGAAACAATGCCTGTGGCAGTTAGAAAATATACAGATTTTGTAGCCGGCACCATTACAAAATGGAGATTAAAATTTACCTGCTTAAATCTATAAAATAAATCAAGAGTTTTAATATCACCATTGGCACTACGCAATGTTAATTGGTTAACACCTAATGGATAATCATACCAACGAAGGCCAGCATCAGTGGGTTTAATTTTAACAGTATAAAAACTTACATTTACTACCGCAAAGTTTTGTACGATTCCATCAACGGTGTATTGAAAAAATTCGTGTTGGTAGTAAAATTCCGGAGATCTAACTGTAGCAGTTACCGTATCCCCGGGTTGAATAGTAGTAGGTGATGTTTTAACTATTGAATTGACCCTGACTACAATCTTATTTGATTGTGTTGCAATAGTCATTGCCCGAGTCGCAACAAACTGTGTAACTTGATCCGTGTCAGGGAGTGCTCTTGATATCGACGGAAACATTTATCACTCCTAATCACTACATGGTATTTGCAGGGCCTCCAATAATGTGCTCTGAATCATTTACTGCCTGATGATACCTTTATGATTATTATTTAATTAAGGTATTGGATTTGGGTCTGGAATTGACTTAACGACCACTACACGCATCTTAGTACCAAATGCACCTGACGGCCACAATGCATGATATGTTCTCTTGCTGGGTTGCCCGCTGCCATCAATTTCATTGTAAACATTAACATCAATATCAGTACCACCACCTACAATATCTGCACTTACAGTACCCAACATATCTAATTCATCGGCATATTTAAATCTACTGCTGTTTAAATTGTTGACAAATGTAATAACATATTCGCCATTTTCAGTTAGACTTTGTTGTGGATAAGCATTTAACACTGCTCCACTGTCTTCGCTGTTATTAGCCGCATCTTTTGGTATTGCTGGTATTGGTAGATCGTGCTCACGTACTACGAATTTATAGAAATTATTGTTGGTGCTGTTTACACAAAACAAGGGCCTATTGCCTGCATTTCCGGGATCACCGTTTGGATACGCTGATGTTACTCCACGTACTACGCCAGTTTTTTTGTTAACTGGGCGTTGTACTAGTATCCAGCTGTAATTTTGTGCTTCTTCTTCAGGATTTTGTGCCCAAACTGCTAAAAACATTCCATGGTCAGAGAAAGTCAAGTGATAGCTAAGTGGAGCGCCGGTTGATGCCGTGGCCTTTTCGCTACCAAACAAACCATCTTTCTTGGCAGATAGTGTATATCGATTAACAAACAACTGACCATTGTCGGTTACATCCGGGCCATCACCCTCGGTGTAGCCAAATTCTACGCCGCCACCGGCTAATTTTGAAAAATTAGATTTTTCAAGGGGGCTTTTGTCTGGGTCGACAACTGGAGTCGGGCCCCACTTGTCGGGGGCTGTAGTAGCACTGGTTTCAAAATTATGTGACCATCTAGCACCGGTATTTCCTTGAGGCTCAACAAAACTATATATTTTTTTGTTAAGGAAGCTGGCTGGCATTTTCCCACCATTTTTTGTACCCACTGCATCTACGTAGGCCTGCCAAATATTTCCGTCAGCCACAGCCTTTACTGCCCAGACCGGGATAGGATTTGGCCAAATCATACGATAACCAACGGTTAGTGCATTGGCGCTGTCAGTTGCCAGTGTTGCCGGTGTCCCGACATAAACACCCAGACTGAGAACTTTTTCAGTTGTGTCAGCTTTCCAGCTGGCTGGGGTCTGGATCGCTTCGGGATCACTAAGTTTTGGTAATGCCTTGGTAAAACTTGGATAATTTTTCCATCCAAATGTTTGAAAACAAATGCGCCATGGATCTTTTGCTGGATTTGGGGTATATGGTGCTGTAAACGTCGCTCCGGTTGTATCCACAAACGATCCATCAGGTTGCTGAGCGGTGGTGATCATTTCACCTGATACAGTTAATTGTGCAAAAGGATCAATTGCCTGTGTGGCTTCAAATACCCAAGTTGCCACAGTGTCTTTATCGGGAGTATCTGCATACGCGCCACCGGTCCAACTTGCCATATCAGTGGTAGGAATTGAATATAAAAAACAATCTCCCGATGCTGCAATTCCTAGAAGTGTAGGGTCACCAGTTGTTGGTGTTTTTGTGCTATCAGCAGTAAATGCTAGTCCTATGTCATATATTAACGAATTGACGTGAGTAAAACCACTGCCATTATAAGTTATAATTTTTCCGTTTGCCATTTTAATTCCTTGTATTATTTTAGATAACTGCTAATTTTATATTTTGTATAAAAAGTAGAAATCTTTATTGTTTCGTCCAGGTGGTGTTTCACCATCTTGGCTGTCATTGAATACTGTCACAGTAAAGTTAACAATAGTATCTTCTGCATAACCCATGGCCTGTATGTAAGTGTACAGCGGTTCACCGTCATCACCTTTTACAAAATCAACTTGTCCAGTTTCTGCATCTATATCTAATCCTATTGCATTTAATTCTGCTCGCCCACGAGTAATTTCATACCGAATATTATCCAAGTGACCAAAGTCAGTAGTCCTTATTTTTACAATTTTGTGTGCTCTTATATATAGTGGACTCCATGGGCGCCCAGCAGTTAATACAAAATCAGCTAATGAATTAATTGTGTTATCTGTTAACACACTAAGATTAGCAGCTTCAGTGGTATCGGTTTGTCCTATTACAAAACCAGGGAAAGGATCAATACCTATCCATGTACTTGGCCATAAGGTACCGTCGTCTCGTCCCACAGCCGGGACACCAAATGCCAATGGTTCTAGGGTGATTGCATCCACTGTGGGACGAGGTGCGTTTCCGGCTGATGGATCGCCATCGGGATCTCCGTCAACTGTTTGCAGCCCAATCCATGCAGGTCCAGTTGGTGCTCGCAAAACTGCCATTCGAACTCCAGTGTTGTCTCTGCTGCTGCTTGGCAGTGCGCGATATGTTCTAGGACCCCATTCGTTATACGTAGTAAATTGTATATCTTGACCAGTGCGCACTACATCACTGCTGGTTGTACCCATTACATCCAGCTCCTCAGTATATCTGAACCTAGGTGTAGTTAGATTGTGTGGGAATGTAATCAAGTATGTTTTATCTTCTGTTAACGCTACTTGGCTAGCGCTACTGAACAGCATGTGATTGTCGGTGCTATGACGGTCAGCATAAGTTCTATAAGGAGTTTGATTTGGTGGTAGATACTTAAAAGCGGCACCAGCAGCATTGGTAGATATATCTAGCGAACTTTTTGGACTGTTGCCAGGGCCCGCGTCATCTGGCTGTGTTGTTAAAAATGCTTGCTTGTCGTCAAATACTGTCTTAACAGTACCAATTAATGCCCCCGTACTATTATATATAGTAGTGCCAGGTTCAAACTCAGTTAAGAAAGATGAGTACAGTTCGCTTGCTATGTCTTGAAAGCCTGTTATCTTATAAGGAGATGCACCGGATACTGCCAATTTGCCCGAGCCACCAATTGGTGATGGACCATTTGATGGATGCAATACATCTGCTTCGCGTACTATAGATTTGTAATAGACGTAGTCAGCACCATTAACAGCAAACACTGGAGATTTACCAATGACTAACGGTCTTCCATTATTTCTATCTACTGGACGTTGTACAACTACCCAGTTAAAATAATTGCTTTTTGCAGTTACTCCGGCACGTTGTGTACTCCAGTTACCTTCCCATACGCCTAAGAAAAATCCATGTGTAGTGACAGTTAAAATATAGCTTAAAGGATATGTTCTTTCTTGATCTGCAACACGAGTTTTTCTATTAATAAATCCTTGCTTAGGGTCGGCTACATTTAATACCCCATTAGGTTGCCATGCGCCCAAAGAACCAACGTTGTCAACCACTGTGCCAGCGTCATCAGTTACTTTAGCAATACTGACTCGATCTGCTATGTTATTATAAAACATTTGCAAAGGTGCAGCTACGCTACCCTGTGCCTGCTGCGGATCGGGGATTATAAATTGTATCCTCCATGGTTGTTTATTTTTAGCATCATCGTTTTGACCAGCGCCGATATCGTTAGCGACCCTGGCTGCGGTGTTTAACGGATCTACTTTTTCACCAGCTTCTAGGGTAAACGAAAATATGTCAGGGGTAGTAGTGTTTGTTATGGTACCAATTACGTCAGACGGAGTCCCTGTGCTGGTGGTATTTAAAGTTACGGTTCCGGTGACCGCAGGATTAAACAGTGGCCAATCAGTTGCAGTAGTTCCAATGTCACCGTTGACAACATCTGATACTTCATAAACTTTGCCGGCAGCAGCGTTAGTAGATGACACTACCCCCACCGCACTTATTACTTTAGTAACAATTACATATGGTTGTGGTTTTGGAATTCCTGTAGTATACTGTGCTGGGGTGCCGGGAACGTATAATTTCTGCCCAACTGTGTGTGACAATGCGCCACCATTGGTGACAGTAAATTTCAGTGCATTCAATGAGGTATCTACATACTCATTGACTCGATCAAGGCTATTTGAAAGATTGACAATTTTAAATGCGCCACCCCGAATCATGTCCTCATAAACATCACGGAATAAATCCGAAACCTGCGTATACCCAGTTTTTTCAATTGAGTAAAAATAATTTGTATCTGCCATTGTTTAATCTCCAATTTTTCTAAATTTAGAATTCATAAAATTATTTATCTTATTTTATACTTATACACTGTTCCAACCACCGTTGTACCAAACATATAATTTCCCATCAGCTTTATTCAATATTGACTGTCCAGTGTAGCCCGGGCTTGATGGTGATAACTCTTCAACTACGTTTACATTGTAAACTGATGCTTGGTTGTCGGTAACTGCGGTAAAATAAGTTAAATTAACTATAACATTTCCAGCCAGCCCATCAATATTGGTAATACGAGCATATACTCTATTTTCGGGCGGTTCCTCTTGATTGGCAAATATGCTGTATTGCCGTTGTTGTATGACACTACCGTCGTCCAGTAACACCGATCCATCATCAATTAAGTGATCCACTGTGGCTAAAAAAGCATAGGGATTTGTATCATTATAATTTTTACTACCAAACACTTCTACTAGACAGGGTCTATTTACAGTAAGATTGTAAACTATACTGGATATCCCAATATCTATGTCAAAAACATCATACGCACCAGAGGGTAAATCTTCTACTTTGTATTCAAATTTTCTGCGATCAACGGTAACAGAATTTTTAACCCATTGCGTCGATCCGGCACCGGCCATAGAAATTACTTGTCCAACATTGCCAGGATAGTCAGGTAGCGAATATTTTTCGTTAGTGATTGGATTTTTAACTGTAAGTACGTTAACTTGCGCAGTACCACGAACGTCTAGTTCGTGTTCGGGGGTTGAGTTGCTAATACCAACATAACGTTGGTTAACATCTAAATATATTAAGTTTCCATCAAAGCTGAGATCATAACCTTGCCTTTCAAGGTTTGCTACCAACATTGGTCCGGATATGCGCCCTATTGCCATTTACTAGATTTAAATTATAAAAGGTACCCGAGTACTAGCGTACCCATGCAATATTACAATAGGTTGCAAATTGTTTGGCGTACTGGTAAAAGTAATTGATGAGCCAGTAACAGTATATGCCACCCCAGGATTTTGAAATACATTACCAATGTAAACCAGCATTAAATTTTCGTTACCGTTGGCATAAGAAACACTCAGTGGACCAAATTGTATTGCAGCGCCGTCGCCGTAGAACGTATCCTTTTTTACTTCAACTGCGCCTTCTGCGGCAATAGTCCGCCAGCTGCCAGTCGAGTAATACTCAAGTTTAGCACTGTCTCTATTCAATCTAAACAGTCCGTCTACTGGAGTACCATGTCCCTGCGAGCTGTAACCTCGAGGTGCCCTAATACTGTAACCAGCTGACTGTAATTCTTTATTTTTAAGATATCTGCCCATATTTTAAACTGCAATTGTATTTACGGTAGCTATTAAACTACTACCCACTGACGCAACTCCCCAAATGCCGTCACCACTGTCTAATATTAATCTTTCAGTATCTAGTACATACGTATCACCAGCGGTTAGATTTACTTCTTTATAGATAATAGTAGTTCCGTCTGCTTGACCACCTGATGGTACTGCATACAAGTTAAACTGTATGGTGTCTGTTGGGTGTGTGTTGCAAATATAAATCACAATCACTGCATTTGTAGTACCAGTACTGGTAAACAAAGAGCTAGGTGATGTAGATAATGTAAAATTGTTTAATGCCATGTTATTCCTATAATATCAATGAGTAAAGAAATGCTTTCTTTTTGGTGATTAACTCTTCACCAACATTTTTTTGATTGCTAACAAACAGTCCAGTATTTCCGTCACTGACTGCTTTAGCATAAATTGTACTGTAGCCAGCAGTAGCCGGTTCATCGCTGGTAATTTGATGAACTCGGATAGCACTATCAATATTGACGTTTCCGTTGTTGCTCCAGATACTATAACCATTTACGTCTAGGTTTCCACCTAATTTTGGAGTTTTATCTTGGTAAACAATGGTTCTCCCAAACACACTCCAGCCAGTAGTATCATTTACTTCCCATTGCTGTAATTCTTCGTGCCAGCGCAAACCAGCCGGTAAATTTGGATCACCACGGTCAACATAAAGCCCAGCATCAATAATTGGACCACCGGGTTGCCCAGCTTCCAATGTGATAAAATTTTCGTAGACATAATTGTTGATAGCATCTACATTAGCAATGCTATGGGTAACAACCAAATTCCCATCAATGGTAAAATTTTGAGTGTTTACATAAACACTACCATCTACTGTAATGAGACTATAGTCCCCGGCTGTGCGTTTTACGGTGCTCATTGGTTATCCTGAAGTATACAGTATTTATACAAAAGAAAAAGATAAAAAAATAGCTGCCTCGGCAGCTATTTTAATTCAAAACAAGTTTAAGCGTTTTCAATTCTGACACAATTATTAGTAGAATCAAGTGCCCATTTTACCGATGCACCGTTAGCATACAACCATGCATTTGCGCCGTTTTGTGTTTTGCGATATAATGATGCTTTACGTGCTGTTAGCTTGGTAACAAAATATGTGTTGCCGTTGTCGTCAGTAGCAACCATGTACGCTTTGCCAACAGCTGGGGTATCATCCGCAACTAGGTTACAAACTCCAACACCATCCACTGTTGTTTTAACTTTGTATCCACGTGCGCGAACTTGACGGATGATATCGGCTATTGCCGTAGTTCCATCCACATTGGCACGGATGATGATTGCGTTTTCTTGATTGGTTGAACTACCAACTGCTCCAGTGTCCACGGCAATAGTTGCTACTGTGGCTGTTGCGGCTGAGCCAGTGTTTGCACCAGTAATAGTCACTGTTGATCCTACTTTATGTCCAGATCCTGCTGTTGCTACTTGAATAGATTTTACACGATATGTCAGTGTTAGAGTACAACCTAGGCCTGCCACAGAGTCAGTTGTTGTGGCTTGAGCACCAGTTGCTAGTACTCCAGCAAATGTTCCACGTGTTAACGGTGCGGCTGCGGTTACTATACCGGCGCCGTCTGCTGTTACTGTAAATGTTGCTACACCGCTGGCTGTAGTAACTGTTAAAATATCACCAGTAACATAGTTATCTGCACCGGCACCACCACCAGCTGTAACTACTGCTGAAGCAACTTCTAATGTTGTTGTACCAGTTGCTGTAACTCCGTCTGGAAGGAAAGGTGTTACAGTTGCCGTTGGTCTAACTTGATATGTACCACCAGTTGCTACTGTAAATGTTGCTACTGCACCACCACCAATACCATCATCGGTTGTGCCTGCGGCACCAATGTTTCTATTACCAAAATATTTTTTGTTTAAAGGACGTCCCATTTTATATCTCTCTTTCTTTATAATTAAACTGGATTTGGATCTTGTGATGTAAACGACGTAATCCACCATGTGCCAGTTCCGGCATCAAATGTGAAGGTCCAAACGGCATTTCCCCATTCACGACTGTAGTCAGTGGTGTCTTCAATAGTAGTTTCGCCGCCCGGTTGCATGTAGATGCTGTGATATGTTTGAGCATTTACAGCGTCACGTTTGATAATGTATTGTTTTCCGTCTACCGCAGTTTGTGGTAGATATACAGTAGTGCCACGATAGGTTACTGGATTAACAATAACAAAGTGATCCGATGGCAGTAGAGTATATTCATAATCATCGTCATTTGCTGTAACTCTTGTAACTTGTACTACACCAGTTACGCCGCCTGCTGATACACCATCGCTAACACGCAAAGCTGGTGTTGATGGATCATAAAACATGTCACCTGCGTGACCAACGTGAGTGTCGGCGTTGTCATTTACATGCTTGTAATGTATTTTTCTTGTGTTTGCCATTTTGTTTTCTCCTTGTGAAACACGGCGTTCTAGGCCGTACGCGGTTGGATTTCCGCATAAGACTCACACCATGTGAATCGTACTAGATATTTATTAATTTAATTCAAAAAGCAGCAAATGGGGCCTACCAATTGGTACTACCAAACTTACCTGATCTATTTCTATTGCATCGCCCTCGTTTAATACTGTATCGTTAACAGTACAACTACCTTCTAGTACCAACAAGTAACTAAAATCATTTGTTCTTAGATTTTGATCCAATACACCGGCCCAACAACTGAATCTAGTGTTTTTGAATACAATTGGCAGCTGAGCAAAGCCAGGCTGGCGATCAATAAAATCGTATTTGGGAGTTCTATCCCAATCTATCGTATTGGGATATACCCATATCTGTAGATATCTATTAGGCTCAATGCCTTCGTTAGATAGCTCGTGCCATATGCTGTTGCCGCACCAAAAATGTTGTATTTGCCCAGCCCGGGCTGTGTTGTCATTACCAATGTTATCCCGATGTCTACATTGACCGGCAATGACATAATTAATTATGTCTAGTCCACGATGTTCGTGCCAGCTGGTAATAAATCCCGGTTGAGTGCGATCATCATTGATTGTTGTCACCGGGCCCCAATTGGTATATTTGGGATCACGATAATTCATGCAACTAAAACTACGATAACTTTGATAATTGTCTTCGCCTAACCGATTGGTTGGTATAAATCCTCTAGTGGCAGCTGGTCTAATTTTCATATACAGTATTTAACAGCCGTAAAAAAGCCTACTATAAAAGTAGGCTTGATTTTAAATAACTATCAATTAACAATCGTTAACGATACTGTAGCCTGTTAGTTCACCATTCCATACGCGACAGCTAGAACCGCATGCAGCATCAACAATCTCTTCAAGCGCAGCTACACGATATTGGTCTTGATTTTGTTGATTTTGTTGCTTGGTTACTGCATCAATGTTAAACGGTGCAGTGTTTGCTGACGCAATTACTGTAAACCAATCTCCGTCTGGAGCTCCAACTGCATAAAGCTCAATGCGTTGTTGCAATGCTTTAACTGCTTGCTCGTATAAGCTACCCGAATCTAGATAGTTGTTTTCAACGTTAGTCTGCATATCAACCTGGAAATACGATAGTTCACGTGTACCAAACTGTGAAGATGGTTGTGCTTTTTCGTAGTTTCTAGCGAAGTCTGTTCCTGTTAAATCTGGCATAATAAATCCTTTAAAGTTTATAATATTATTTATTCAATTTCAACAAAAAAGCGCCCTTAGGCGCTTTAATGTAACTTCCCATCCCGAGGGTAAAAAGTTGGTCCTACTATTAATAGAACGATAGATTTGCAACTTCGATCTCAGAAACGTAGTCACCTGCGTTACCTAGAGAACTTGCTGTGTTGGTCAACTCAACATATCCATAACGAGTCATAAAGCCTACGACTGGTTCGAATGTGTTTGGATCCAATACAACACCACTGCTCATCAAAGGAATGTATGGGCAATAGAATGCTGCTGCGTCTGCTTCGCTAGAACCTTTGTAGCCAACCAATACTGGTGTGCTGTCATTGGCATAGCTGTCAACATAGATACGCATTGCACCGTTCAATGTACCAACAAACTTGGTGTTTGTAGGTGCTTCAAATGTACCTTCTGTGGTACGTGCAAAGGCACTGGTAGTAGCACTTTGTAGAACTGTCAATGCAGCTGGACTTACAATAGCCCAGTTACCAGCGCCACGACGTGTACGTTGTGCGATCAAGTTGGCACTACGATTGATCAATACTGCAAGAGCAGCGTGCTCATCACCAACGAATGTAGCGGTACCGCTGACATTAGCTTGGTCATAAGTGAACTCAGGAGCAGCCAAGGCACGTAAAGAACCTAGGATCTCTTGATCAATTTCAACTGTGATTTCTTGTGCAAGTGCAGCCATGATTTCTGCCTCAACGTCCAAACCATGCATGGCTTGTGCGTCTTGAGCAGCTTCAAAAGTCCAACGAGCAGACATTTTACGTGTCTTAGCTTCGACGACTTGTTTCATGATCTGTACGTTGATCTTACGACCTGGTACGCCTTCTAGACTGCTGGTGCTAGTTGCGCGGCCAGTGCTAGAGTCGCCAGAATAAGCAACTGCAATCTTGAATGGGCTCAATGCTTCGTCACCAGCGGTTGTGTTGGTGCCATAGCTGCTGCCGTCATTCATGCTTTCAGCGTAACGAACACGTAGAGTGTGGATCTGTGCAACAGGTCCTGTCATTGGCTGAACGCCGATGATTTCGTTAGCGATAACTGTTGGCATTACACGACGGATAACTGGTAGAATAACACGGTTAAGTGTTGCTACGTTGCTAGCTTGTGTTGCGCCTAGAGTTGCATTTTCTTGCAAGTGCTTGCGTGTGTTTTCTAATACCACTGCCATTGATGTGCGGCGTGACCCTTGTAGGCCTTCCAGCAGGGCATCTTTAGTTTCGCCCCAACGGCTTTCCAATAGTTGTTGTGTCATTTTTCTTTTCCTTTAAGGTTAACTATTTTATTTTAGCCCTGCTAAACGCTTCAAATCAATGACATTTGTGTCAGAGTTCTGTGCAGATTTAGCAGATTTATCTCCAGTAACTTCACTTCTGCTTTCAGTTAGTGCGGTCTTTTCAGAACGCTTAACTGGTGCATTGTTCAGCACTGCTGGTAGATACTTTTCAAATGCAGACTGCAACTTATCAGTCTGTACATTTTCCAGAAGCTCTGTCATCACAGTAGCTTTTTCTTGATTAAGGGGTTTCAATAAGCTGGACATTGCTGCACGGCGCTCCATTGATTCCTTAATAATACGCAGCTCACGATCCTTGCTCTCAACTACACGTTCCTTTGCAGTAACGGTACTGGAGATTGATGTAATCGCTTGCTTTTGTTTTTCAATTGTTTCATGTAGTTTGCGGATTTCTTTGTTCTCATTTAAGTGAGTAACTGAGAATTCGCTTGCAAATGCTTCGAACAATCTACGTCCAAACATGTTCTCACGAGCAGTTTGAATGTCTTCTTTTAACTGGGTCAATTCAGTTTTTAGATTAGCGGCAACAGCTTCTTTAACTAGCTTGCTGCTACGGGCGATAAAACGTCCTTGCAGTTCATCTAGTTTAGCACGGGCAGTAGAGATCAAGCGAACTTTAGTTTCTACTACTTGCTTCTTGTCGGCAGCGAATTCTTTAATTTCCTCTGCAAGTGCATGTACTACGAATTTTTCTAGGCGTGCAAAGTTTTCAGTTTGACGCTTGCGATCACTACGTAGTTCTTGGATTTCTTCGCTCAACTTCTTAACTAAGAAGCTGTCAAATCGTCCAGCACTTTCCATCATGTGATTTTTAAATTTCACACGATCTTCGACCATGGCTTGTTTTTCCCCTGCAAATTCTGCAATTTCAGCGGTCAAGCCTTCTGTTACCATTTTGTCCAAAGCTTCGACCATTACTTTTTTGTCATGCTCATATCGGCTAGCCATTTCTTCACGCAATTCAGCGCGAATATGCTCCCGTGCCTCAACTAGCTTGGTATCCCACGCTTCGCTGATCGCTGTACGAGTTTCCTCGTTGACAATGCTGGCATCTAACAATGGTTTCAATGTATCGAACATTGTGGTTCTCCTGTTCTAAACTGTTTACTTTTTAGTAATCATCTTGCAGTTTGGCAAGGTTTCAAATAACCCAATTTGGGTTACTGGAAATTTTTCACTCTATAATTTTAAATCAGCAATTACTTTTAATACTTCTTGTTTTAAATACTTTTGCACTCTTGGATCAGTCTTAGCATCTCCTGCCATTTCTAAAATCTTATTGCCACCCGACATATTCATTAGGCCTTCATAGATGGCTTTTGGATATGCGTTAGGGGCACTAGGTTGTGCTACAATATCTACAGTTACTATTTCAAACTCGCTAACTTGTCCGTTACCTTCGTTGACATTGCCGCTACCTCTGCTGCTAACGCCCAACTTAACTCCGCTTTGCAACATGGTAATAACCAGTTGTCCCATTGGAGTAGGCAATATTTTTAACTTACCAAAGCCATTGGGGCCATCCATCCACATGTCAGTGATCATATGGCAAACACGATCCAAGTTGATTTTTAAGTCTTCAGGGTGATCTAACTCACCTAGAACACTGTAACCATCTTTGATCTGCTTGTCAATTGTAGCCACTGCACGAGATATCTCATCAGTTGGGTAAACACGCTGGTTAGCATTTTTAACACCGCCTTGAATGAAGATACCTTTCATGTAGTAATTCTTACCAGAGCTACCATCACTGGAAGCTTCCGCCAGGACTTCCATCCTGGCGTTGTCAAATGTAAGATGTTCTCTTAGATAAGCTACCATAAGTGACTATTAACGAATTTTTCCGCCAACTACGCTCTTGCTAGTTACTGGCAATTTACCGTCAGTAGTTTCGCCTTCTTTGCCTTTAGCTTTTTCATAGCTGGTAGCACGAGTTGTGTAACCTTTGGTGTGTGCATTAGGGGTGTTCTCAAAAGAACCTGCGCCTTTTAATTCGCCACGACCTTTAGTGTACTGGTTGTTTGGTGTTGGAACTGGCTTACCATCAGCTGACTGCTCTGTACCACCTTTAAGCAAATCGTTAGAGTTGCTCATTCTGTTTGGCTTAGCTACAATGCTTTGCTTGTTAAGAGCAGGAGCGTCGCCGCCTTTACCGACAGTCTTGCCTTCACCAGTAGCTGGGGCTTGCTTGTAAACTTGTCCGTGATCTTCAACATACTCGCGCATGATGCTTTCGTCTTCGGCGCCAGGAGCACCAAATTCACCACCCATGTCGTCACCACCCATGTCGTCCATGCCACCCATGTCGTCACCACCCATGTCGTCACCACCTTTGCCCATTAACTGGTCAAATTCAGCTTTAAGTTCATCAAGAGCAGACTCTAGGTCCATGATGGTGTTTTCAATTTTTTCTTCTGGTGTGCCTTCTTCGCCGCCCATGTCGTCCATGCCGCCCATGTCGTCACCACCTAGATCGTCACCACCTAATTCGTCGGTGTCGCTATCCATTGGCTCATCACCTAATTCTTCTTCTTCTTGCATGCCAGATTCGTCAGTAGTAACATCGTTCATGATGCCCTGTACTTGGTTTCCGCCAATGCTTTCGTCGAAATCTTCTTCGTCAATGAGACTTTCATAGATGTCGCGGCTTTTCTCAACCACCAATTGATGGAAAAGATCACGTGCTTTATCTTCTTGTTCATTGATAATAAATTCAATTAATTGTTCATACTTGTTCATGAGAACTCCTTGTTAATAATGAAGCTTGTACATTATTTACATAATATACAAATATTTTGGTTATAATGGGTGTTTTTTAATGGTTTTTGCGGACTAATCCGTAAAACATTATAAAGATGGGGCTTCAACAGGTGGTTTATACTGTGTAGCCACTGTTTTTAGCTTTTGTTCATGCTCAAGTTTACGCACATCATTCATAATCCTAAGGCGGTTTAACTGTTCTAGACTAAGTCTACTTTTACGTAGATCACTTAATTTAAGAACAGTATTATCCTCTTTTTCTGTAGAGTATCCTGTAGGAGTAGGCGCGAATAGTTCAGTTACATACATAGTGTTATTTAACTAAATTTCAATTAAGTTGGCGCCGGGGCTGGCGCTGCTGCACCCATATCCCCGGGAGCGCCCCCTGGTGCAGAACCCGGCTCACCACCAACGCCTTCTTCCCCGCCTTCGGGGGGAGTGATTGCACCAAGATCTGAATCTAGTCCTCCGGGAGTAACGCCCACGCTGCGCAAACCTAAATCTTCTGTTGGGGCGTTTTCTGCATCGCCGCGCTCTTCTAGCCACATGTTTTCGTTTTCGCTCATTTCTTGCTCACTCATGCCCAAATAGCGTTTCATCAAGAAACGTTTACTGAAGTAAGGGAAAGCTTCTAGCTGTGTAAATGTACCAATTCTAGCACCATCTACTTCAGCCTGGCGATACTGCGCAAAGTTTTGTGGCTCATTAAACATGAGATCAAACAACTGCCCATCAATGTTAATGCCACGCCAGCGCATGAACATCTTAAATTCTGTGTCAAATTTTTCAATAACCATCTTCTGCAACCGCTTGCAGTATTGGTTAAAGCGCCATTCTTGGATTAATGCTGTGCCTACTTTGCCATCATTATAGGTCTGACTGCCGTCATCTGTACCTGTAGGCAAGTAACTGCTGGGAATACGCAGGCCACGGAACAACTTGTTAGTGAAGAATCGCAAGTCTGTGATCTCGCCCAAGTTCTGCCCACCTTGTAAGACTTCAACTTTGCTGCCACGACCGTCTGCTGTTTGTGGGAAGAAGAAGTCTTCGTTGGTGCTCAGGGGATTGTAGGTAGCATCCATCATGTTGGTAGTACCGTTACCAGTTTGCGTAGGAATTCTGCGCTGTGCAATCTCGTTTTTAACACGCTCAACAAAGGCCATGGCCATGTGACTGGGCATGTTGCCTACGTCAATGTAAAACGCTCTACGCTCTGGCGCACGTTGCACACGATAGATAATGATGGAATCTTCAAGCAGTTCTTTTTGCTTGAATACCTTAAAGACATTTTCTAATGCACTGTTACCAAATGGCCAGAATGTGTCTAGTCCTTCTGTAAGTCCCACGTGGATTATGTGTTCTGCATTAATTACTGCTTCGTTCTGTGCATGACTAAATCTACTGCCGCCAGTATAGGGAGTTCTAGGCTGTGTGTAACTGCCGCCGCCTCCACCAGTTTGCGGACTGTTGGTATATGTATCTGTAGTGCTCAACGCAGTGGCAGTCATGTTTTGGAAGTTAGGTTGCAAGTCTTTGATTACATACTGCTCAGGATTTTTACCCTCTGCTTCGTTTACAATGATCTTGACCACTTTGCTCATCTCGGTCCAGTATAATTTAAATGTTTCTGGGTCACGGATAAACACTTGATCGCCGTACTTGATGGTATTACGCATGATTTTGAACATGCGCTTGTTAAATTCATTTAGGGTAACCCACTGCTGTAGCTGCTCTTTGATAATTTTGATTTCGTTATCGGTGGGTTCTTCTTTGTAGTGTATATCAAATGGTAAATTGGTTTCTTCATGTGGCTGTGTGCTAAACTCAGCCAGGATGTCTAGGGCAGCGTTAACTTCGCTGTCCATGTCCATTTGTTCATATTGATTGTAGCGTTCTAGTCTATTGGGGTGACCAATGTAAATTTCTGGCAGCTGACTTTGATAGTTGCTGTACTTCATGTCCCCACCAGTACTGGTATTTGCGCCACTACCAATTGGACTCATGGCGTTGCCGGTACCGGCTGTACGGAAATACTTTTTCCAACTTCCGCCTGTTTGTGTTTTGGGTTCTGCCATGTGAAATTTCTATGTTAACTTGTATTTATATACAATCAGTGCGAGTTGTAGACTAATTGCTGCTGTAAATCTTTGGATTCTCGTAAGTAACTCAATTGCTGTGTGGTGGTATCAATAAACTGTTTCATTAAATTAATTTGCTCTTGCATGAGGTCTGATGGGTCTTTTTTATTAGCGCCAGTTAACATAGACATGCCAGCACCTAGCAATCCACCCACAGGGCCCATTGCAGATGCAGCGGTTGTAGCAGATTTACTGTTAATTATATCATTGATCATGCCAGATATATTTGTCATGTTTAGAGTAACTGGTATTGTGCGTCCACCTTCAAGCGGAACAATTGCTTCTGGGCCGTGTAGTTTTTCCATATAACCACTAGCAGGTCCGTCAGAAACACCTCCTAGTTTTTTGCCTTTTTCGCTAAAAAACATTTCCCTAACACCACCAAGCACACCGCCCACTACTGCACCTGCTGCACCCATACTTGCGCCACCAACTGCTGTCCCTGCCAGTGGTGCAATTGCAGTACCAACAGTTCCGCCTATCATCAGACCAGCAGTACCACCAGCAATAGCACCTTCGCCCACTGCTAGACCAACACGTTTAACTTTATCCCACATGGATTCAGTTAATGACATTGTTGCACCTGCAATTGCATTCATTGTCTTTGCTGCTGCCAGCGCTTCAACAGCAAACGCTGTAATAGCTCCTGTTAATTGTTCTTGTAGTGCGACCTTAAGTTTTTGTACACCAATCTCAAGTGCAGCTACATTTACATCCAACGCTGCTTGATTATTAGCAGATTTATCAGCATTTTCTTTTGCTTTGTTTGCCGCTTCTTCTGTATAGTTAGTATGCAATATCAGTTTATTAGTAAACTCACCAAATTGACCAGCTAGCCCACCTACTAGTACGCCTGCGGTGTTAATAGTTGAATCCATGTTTCTCACTGATTCACCTAATTTACCGCCAGCAGCCAGAGTGTCCTGAGCCACTTGATCTCCAGTTTTAGTTGAATTCAAGACATTGTTCATAGCTTCATCTAAATAAACACCAGCTTGTTTGTTATTGGCTAACAATATATTAGTGTTCTGATCTATAACTGTGCCACCAGTTAATATCTTTTCAATAAATCCTTTTTGCAACTCTTCAGGCATAGATCTCAATGCACCCTGAAATCTTGCATTTTGCTCGGCTGTTAGCTTGCTGCTGACTTCAAGTCGCATGGCATCAGTTCTAGCTTTTTCTACTGCTTTTTTTGCATCTTTGCCAGTAATGTCAGATAGTATTTTTAGGCTTTTACCATATGACAATGTTTCCTTAGCAACTTCGGCATCAGTGCGAGCCCTATAGTCACCTGCTGCTTTTTGATTTGCCATCATGGATGCAGCTAGACTGGCTTGTTCTTCAAACCCATATCCCAGTTTGATTAACTGTGTATCAACCCCGGAATTTTTAATTGCAGCACCAACTTTAGATAATTTAGTTGATGCTTCACCAAACCCCATGCCTAAAAATACTAGATCGTCTTTGCTGTCCTTTAGTGTTTTAGCCCACTGCTCAACTGTTAGGCCAGCTTTACTGGCTTCTTTACGCATCTGCGTCATACCACCTGCTAGTACTATACCAGCGGCAGTAATGTCCATATAGCTCTTGCGCTGTTGCTCAAGTGCTGTTTTTAATATGTCTAGGCGTTTTTGCTCGGCTTCACTGGCTTTTTTAGCCACGTTTGCAGCAATTGCTCCATATATTTGCATGCCGGTACCAACTACTGCTGCGGCTATACCAAGTTTGCCTAGCATACCCCGGGATCCAGCTAGCGCACCAAATGACGATATTGCACTACCAAGACCTCTAGTGAACTCAGCTGCTGCAACTGCTGCTTCGCCTTCGGCCTTGGCCAGTGCTATGCTGGCTTGACCGGCAATCTCTACACCACTGGCATTGCTCAATAAAGATTTTTGGAAGTCCAAACTGGCCATAGCCAGATTGAATGCAATATCTATAGATGCTACAGCAAAATTTGCCACAGCCGCAGTGGCATTACTTAGGGCAGCTCTTGCAGCTAACCCAACTTTTGCTCTATTGGCTACTGCTACTTTATTATCTCTATTGGCACGGCCCATTACATCATCTGTGGCATGTACAGTATCTTCAAGTGCTTTGATTTCGTCATCTAGCTTTTTCATTGCATCTGTGACGTCAATCATGCCAGTTTTCTGACCGTCGGCAATGTTCAGTATGGTTTTGCTAACAGAAACCGATTCTCTCATCGATTTAGTGCCCTCTTTGATACGCTTGGTAAATTCTTCAACAGATTCACTAGCAGCACGTTCGGAGGGGCTGACGTGAGCATCCCCAAAGAATCTTGCAAAAAGTCTTTCCATCTGTTCAGATGTAATTGGATCACTCATGAGTTTGTAGCCTATAAATATAGTGTATCAATTATTTACCGGAATCAAAAACATGGAAACAACTACTTTACCGAATACCGCCGCTAATCCCTTAGCCAAGTACTTTAGACAACCTGCAATTTACATTAAACTACCTGGGGCAGGCAAATTCTGGGCAGAAGGGTCACTGAATTTGCCAGTCAACGGTGAAATTCCCATTTATCCCATGACTACTAGGGATGAAGTTACGCTGAGAACTCCAGATGCACTCATGAATGGTAGCGGTGTGGTCAGTGTAATCGAAAGCTGCTGCCCAAACATTGTTGATGCGTGGAAAACCCCCACAGTAGATGTAGATGCTATATTGATTGCTATTCGCATTGCCAGCTACGGACAGCAGATGGATGTCGAAACCACTTGCCCGCACTGCAACGAAAAAAACAGTCATGCGCTGGATTTGATCAATTGTCTAGGCGGAATACAATGCCCCGATTATTCACACCCAATTGCAATTGACGAATTAAAAATAAAACTTAAATCTCAAATCTATTTTGGGTCAAATCAGACTGATGCTATCAATTTTGAAGAACAAAAAATGATACAGGCCGTAAATGACTCTGCTATGGCAGAACCAGACAAGATGCAGCTAGTGGCCAAGAGCATGCAGCGCATAATTGAAATTGGGCTCGAGTCTGCTGCTCATTGCACAGAATACATTGAAATTGAAGATGGTACTCGAGTACGTGATGTTGAGTACATCAAAGAGTTTTATAATAATGCCAAAGGCAGCATATTAAAAACAGTCAAGGATCACCTGACTAAGTTTAATCAACAGGGTGCAGTCCCATCCCAACCAGTAGCTTGCTATGAGTGTAAGAAAGAATTCACAGTACCATTACAGTTTGATTACGCAAGTTTTTTCGCGCAAGGCTTTTGACATTAACCAATGATGAAATCGTAGCCTTGCTAGATGGCTACGATAAAGAGTCAAAAGCCCTAAAAAAAGAAGCACTTACACTAGCATGGTACATGCGCGGAGGATTAAGTTACGAGGAAGCCATGTATCTCAGTCAGAACGAACGAGAAACCATTGGTAGAATTATCGAAAGCAACATGGAAGTTGTTAAGAAAACAGGTATGCCATTCTTCTAATCGCATAACTTATCCAATTTAACCTGCAGAATAAACTACTATACAATCAAGAAACCCATCTACCTAAATAAATTTACCACTAACAGTGGTTTATAAGGAGATTACAAGATGGATATTCTTGCAAATGTAAAAAAATGGGCTAGCAATCTAGCAGACGCAGGCGTGAGCGTAATTGCTCTAGCCATTGTACTGGAAATTTTATTTAAAGGGACTGTAATCCCATTTTTCCCAGTAGGTTCAGTTATCACTAACGTGACCACAATCATCGGTGCTTTAGGTTCCCAAGGACTAGTAGGACTAGTTGCTATTTGGGTATTATACGGTATCTGGAAAAACAAGTAAACTTGTATCTAGCAAAAGAAAGACAACATGCTCATTTGTGTGTTTCTTTCTTTATCTCTATATAAGACTTCTTACAGAAGTCTGTTGTTTCGCTATCGCTCACAACATTATTCTCTATCTTTAATGGATTAGTATCATCCAGATTAACTGGTCATAATTCACCGTATGCACGGTGAATTGAAAAGGCATCATCCGAGTAGCCCAGTCATCTATTCTAATGAGATTGCCTTGCGGCGCGGAGGCGGTTGACCGGTACCCCCTACTCAAGCTTCACATATCAACGGAACCCTAGTGATCCGGAATAGACCCAAATCCTATAGGCTGAGGTTGCATCTTTTTCGCATAGCCTCAATCATTTATTACCTTAAGTTAGTAATTTTCTTTGGCATCCAAGATCCGGACCGGGTATCTCACCGTTCCTCAATGGAGCGTGGCCTAACCACGCACAGCGCCTATGATGTATTAACTTGTTGGACTTTGTGTCTTTGGGAGATTGATTTTGTTTATAATGTGTGAGCCATGTACCCTGCAACTTATCTGTCCATTATAATAATCTTGTGACTCTAAGACCTTGCGGTCAAATTGTTCACGTGCTTCAATGTAGGAGCACAGGGCTTTTGATGAGCAGTAGCACAAGATCTCTCTCTGGAACTTGTCTGCCCCCAGCAATTCTACATCCCGCCGCAACTCATCGTTGCTGCCGTAGTATTCTTGCCAGTCACTGTCGATCTTGCTGCGTATCTTCTTTTTCTTCTTGATCCCGTTCTTTTGCTTGACCACACGATATGTGGTCTTGGCAAATTTGGCTAGCTTTTTGCCCACGTACTTTCTGTCTGTGGCGGTATTTGTGATAAGATACACAAAACCTACACAGTCTTCGGGTAATTGTTCAACGGGCATATTCTGATAGAACCAAGTCATATTTGATACAGCAAGAGGCTGTATTATAGTTATGACTCATGCAGTCTGACCTGCTAAATTTATACAGTTTCAACATCGGTATTGTAGGTGGTAAACCCATTTTCTTTGACCACAGTCAAGATGTTGTTGACCCGCCCGGCTAGTTCATCTTTGTGACTGACCAGCCAAATGCTCTTGTGAGCTTCTCTGCTCATGCGTTTTAGGATAGCCAGTGCGCTTTCCACACCCGATGCATCCATACCCGAGTCTACTAGTTCATCAATGAACAAAAGATTGACAGGTTGATACAAACTTTCCCAAACATCACGGAACGCCCACGACAGACTCAGTATCAGTCTATTGCGCTCGCCCCGGCTGAGGTTGTCAAAGTCTAACTCTCTGCCCAATTCAGTTATGCTCACTGTGAGATCGTTGTTGAACTTGACCACATGTGGCAAGCCAATACGGTCCAAGTACTGCCCTAGTCTTGCGTTCAAATAACTTAAATTTTGATCAATAATGCGTTTGCGTATAAAACTGTCTTTGTTGGTCAACAGTTTCAATAAAAATTCTTGATGATCCCGGACATTGCCTAACTCGTTGATAGTGTCGTAAGTAACAGTCTCTAAGGCCTGTGTGCTCATTTCTTCTATCTGTTCTGCATATGGATCTGCTTCTGCGTGTTTGCTGGCAATTTGGCTTAATATATTAGCCATGCTGCTGCGATGTTCAAATGCATCGCTCTCGCGATCGTAGTAGACTCGAGGCTGCGCACCTGCCGCGCCTATTTCTGCTAGCGCACCAGTCAGTTCAATCCATTGACCGTTGGTGGCCAATACCTGTAGTGCAGCTTCTTGTAATTCTTTTTGTTTCTTGGTCATGGCAGTCGCATGATCACCATCGTGCAGATCCTGCCCACATGCATGACATCGGTGATCCTCTAGTGCTGCAATCTCACGTTGCAGTCGTTCAACTACTTTGTTTTCGCGATCCTCGTCCAGCTCGGCACGTTTAACGGCCTTGGTTAGGTCAGAGATATCTTTCACCTGCTGATTGTATTCTGTTAGCGCCTTGTGTGCTGCCAGCTCAGCTTCGATATCTATTAGACTCAACTCGTCGTAGCCCTTTTGCAAGTATGCTAAATCGCTGTCGTGCTTCTTCTGCCACAACACCTGTCTACGCTTAAAACTTTCAATCTGTTCTTGTATGCGATGGTTGGCATCTGTCACTGCTTTGATGCGGAACTCTTCTTGCTGTATAGCATCTTTAGTGGCTTTGTTTAGTTCTTTAAGACGCTCTGCTTTTTCGCTTAGTACTGTAATGCCCAGCAATTGTTCAATAATAGTGCGCTGATCGTTGGCTTTCAGGCTGAGAAACGGCTCGGTATAGGTGTTTAATGCTACGATATGGCGGAACATATCCCAGCTCATGCCCAGCATGCGTTCTATGTCTGCTTGAGTTTCTCTGCTGTCGCCCTGACTCTCGTCGGTGATCTCACGCTCAACATTGCCTACATAAAAGGCCATGGTGTTGGGCTTGCGACCACGCTCAATACGATAGTCAGTGCCGTCCTTCTCAAACTCAACAGTGACAATCATGCCCTTGCCGTTGGTTTTGTTGATCAGGTTGTCTTTGCGTATGTTGGTCAGTGCAGCACCATACAGGGCATAGCTGAGTGCATTGATGATAGTGGTCTTGCCGGTACCGTTCCTACTGCCAGAATCATCCCCGCCTAGATCAATGTTTTCACCCAGGACCAGTGTGAGATCCTTGCGGTCAAAGTCCACAGCCTGCGTGACATTGCCCACGCTCATGAAATTCTTAACAGTCAAATTCTTGATACGGATCATAGATTTCTATAGATGTCTAGCAGCAGATTTGAATTAAACTTGTCGCTGGTGATGTTGGTTATCTGGCTGGTAACAATCTGGTCAACACTTTCAAACTGTATGTTACCCAGCATAATGTTCTCGCCAAGATCAATTTCCTTTTGCGGAATCAAACTGATCTCTCGTAGACGATATGTGTCAATAAAAGTTTCTTTGATAAATGTAGCTTCTTCGTAGCTGATATCAATGTCGATATTGATTCTGCAATGCATACCTGGCAGCAGCATGGCTTCGGTGTGATTTAGCACGTCACTCAGCTTGAACACACGATACCGGGGTTGATCGGGCCAAGCATGATACACAGGGTCTTTACCCCATTCTAAAATTGTAAGTCCACGATCGTCGTCACCAGCATCGGCATAGTTGTGCGGAAAGCAGTTGCCAATGTAGGTGATGTTCTTCTGTGTCTGTCGCTTGTGGAAGTGACCAGTAAACACATGATCAAAGTTGTTGAAGTGTTCTCTGCGCACCTCACCATGATCTGGCATGGCAACCATGGCGTTCATCAAGTATCCAGGCAGTTCAAAGTGCCCAAACATGTATTTGGCTGATAGCTTGGGGATTCGCTTGTGATCGTCCCCAACAAGCCAAGGAGCGATAACCACATCCCCACTAGCAAACCAATCGTTAACAATTTGAATGTTCGGGAGGTGACGAGCCCAGTCAACCGATTGGATATCACGTTTATCGCGATAATACAGATCATGGTTGCCGGGAATAAAATAAACACGATCAAAGTTATCATTTAAATGCTCTAGTGCCCTAAGACTATAGTTCAAGGTTACGATGTTGATGCTGGCTCTGTTGTTGTGCCAATCACCAAGAAACATGGCTGTTTCGCAACCTTCCGACTTGGCCTTGGCAGTGGCCCATTTGACAAAATTCAAACAGTCGTCGTTGTGTACTTGACTGTTGGACTTTAGACCAAAGTGTATATCTGTAAAAATTGCGGCTTTTTTAAATAGATTAGTCATTGATACAAGTATAGCAGAAAACAGTGGCTAGAAGCGACGGACAATTTACTCGTCTCCGCCCCCACCCCCACCACCCCGTCCCCAATCTGCTTGTCTTGAGTAGCTGGGGTTCATATTGTTCATTTCTAGGATGTCATCACGAAGATTCTGATTACGTTTTTCAATATTAAGCACACGAGTAAAACTATTAGTAATGGCGGCGGTATAGTACGCAAAAGGATTCTGACTTTTGCTTTCATCGAATTGTAGTCCAATCTGGCTCAGTTGTAGCAGGGCTTGGCTGCGCATTTCATCGTTATAAGTGTAACCACGCCAGTTGCTGCGAGTAGCATAGCGCTCACACAGTTTCATAAACATCAGGGCTAACTTTTTAGTCATTGCGCCGTGATCCCTGTTAAACTCTCCAGATATTAAATCACCACGCCAATGACTTTTACCTACACAAAATGGTTGAATAGCGTCATTGACTTTATAGTGTTGAAACGGGGGAAAGTTGCATTTGGTGTATTTGGTAGTGGCCAATACATCTTCGTCGTATTCGGTACGTACAATATCTTCCTCCTCATCCTCTAAATCAAGTTTAGCTCTGGCTTTGGCACTTTTAACTTCATCTACTGGGATATGTTCCCAAGTCATAACTCGAAAAACCACATCAGTATCTTTGATACTAGCAACGTCAATGCTAAAATCATCGAGTCTGCGTTTTTCTCCAGATGCAGCCACCGCTGCTTCGTGTGCTAGTTTGGCTAAACGTTCGGATCTTGTCTCACGTGCTTCTAAAATACTTTTAGGAGTAATCTCAGTGACGTCATGCAAGATCATGTCGTAATCAGCATCTGTGGTTTCTAAAAACACACAGTATGTGGTTTTGCTCTTATGAATCTCTTTCAAGATGTCTTTGTTGTTGAGATAATTATGTTTGATGGTAGTTCTCCTTATAATATATGTACATTTTACATTGAATAAATATTAAACACAAGAGGTTTTTATGTCATTTTTAGATACTATTGGTAGCGCAGTTTCAGGTATTGCAAGTAGCAAATTTGGTGCTAGTGTTGGCAACATTTTAGACCCCAGTAATGCTCGACTGTCATTGACCAATTTACTCAAAGGTGGTACACAGAAAAAACCTAAAGTTGCTGAAACTCGTGTCAATGTCTTTGCTCCCGGATTGCCAAATGATGATTGGCGTATTAAAGTTACAGTTGGACAGAATTCTGGCATATTTTATCAAAACAGCGATGCTGGTATTTTAACTCCATTGCAAAGCACCAAAGGTGTTGTATTTCCCTATACTCCGAGTATAACTACTAGTTTTAGTGCCGGATATACCGCACAAAAACTAACCCACAGTAATTATCCTGCGTACTATTATGACAGCAGCGACACTGCCGCTATATCAATTACTGGCGACTTTACTGTACAAAATGTAACCGAAGGTCAATATCTGTTAGCATGTATTTATTTTTTCAGGGCTGCTACAAAAATGTTTTATGGATCTGGCAGTCACACCGGAAATCCGCCTCCTATATTATTTCTAGATGGGTATGGTAAACAGTATTTCCCGCATGTGCCTTGTGTGCTAACTTCCTTTACACATACCATGCCAGCTGACGTTGATTATATTCAAATTCCCGGATCCGAGCCGTTAACTGGTAAACCAAAGAGCGCACTGCAAGATCCACAACAAAGTTCCCAAGAAAATTTAATTAACACTGCTAGGACAGTTTCACAATTGACTCGAGTTCCAACAAATAGCCAAATTCAAATAACATTACAACCGGTATACAGTCGCAGAAGCATTGCTGATTTTGACCTTGAACAATTTGCTCAGGGTCGGTTATTAGATCGAGGATTCCTATAATGGCGGTATATTCAAAAACAAGCCCGTATCACGAAACCCAACAATTTGGTCCTTTCTTAGATACTTTAACCTATCGTAGTATTCCTAAAAACATCAACGATACCAGTTATACCATAGATGAAATTTATAATTTAAAACCACAACTGTTGGCGTTTGACTTATACGGTGATCCTGCACTGTGGTGGGTATTTGCCAGCAGAAATCCAAACGTATTAATAGATCCACTTTTTAGTTTTGTATCGGGCACAACAATTTTTATTCCTTCTAAAGACACACTAATATCAACCTTAGGCCTGTAATATGGACAATGGCGCTTATAAAAAATATTTAGAAAAACAAAGACAGGCCGAAATTAAAGCCAATGCTGAAAAAGGCAAAAAAGCCGCTGACGAAGAACGTAAAAAGTTAGCTTTAGAAAACGAACATAATAACCAACAGGCATCAGCAAGAATTAATCGTCAAGGCGCAGCTCAGTCCTTACCACCACCATCAACCTCAACTAATTCTGCAGGCAAAGTTGGCGGCAGGAAAATCACTAAAGAAGAGTGGGACGCAGCAAAAGCAGCAGCAGGAGAACAGCAAACTACCGACGCCGACGAATCTGCAGCCGAGACCGCTAGACTTGCAAGAAAAGAAAAAGAACTAGTAGTTGAGTCAAACAAATATGTAGAGTTTGAACCAAGATCAAATTTATTATTAGAATATGCAGACTACACCTATAGTTTAAGTTTACACATAATTCCACCTAAAAAGTATAACGATATGGTGTTAACACCGGGGTATGTTTATAATACCATGTGGGATCCATTTTTTACCAGCTCTTCAAAAAAATCTGGTGTTAGAAAAATTAGTAAAGAAGAATGGGATAGAGGAGTAGCAATAACTGACGCCTCTACAGGAAACACTGGTACTTTGCAAGGCCTAGTGGGCACAGTGTTAATTTCCAGCGCCGGCCGCCGCGGCGATCAGTATAATAGACATCCTGCGTTTAAAGAAGATTTTTATTTTGAAAATCTAACAATGAAAACCATAGTAGGTATGAATGTCCGCACAAAAAATACCAATGCTATCGAAATGAGTTTTACTATAATTGAGCCATATGGCGTGACTTTACTGGATCGCTTACTGGAAGTAACAAAACAAATTGGTACTAAAAGTTGGATGCAGATCCCTTACATGCTACAGGTGGACTTTTTAGGTAATAATTCCGCTGGTGAGTTATTGACGCCAATCCCAAATCAAACCAAATACATACCTATTAGAATACTTGCTTGTAAAATAAACATTTCTACCAAGGGCGCAGAGTATCAAATACAAGCGGTGCCATTTGGTCAACAAGCATTCACTGAAAGTATTGGTAGCACTCCGGCTATATTAGAAGTACAAGCATCAACTGTTGGAGAATTTTTCAGTAGTAAAGGCAATGCCGGACAGGCCAGTTCTATAATTGCGGTGCAGCAATTAGATAAAGAACGTCTTGATGGAATTTATAAAGAAGTTGCAGCTGAAAAAAAGAAAACCAATCCCGATGACAAGCGTGTGGCAGATTTGCAGTCAAAAGCCGATTCAGTTACCAAAGATCTAGCAAAAACTCCGTACATAGTCGGCAGCTATGCTGCGGCAATGAATAGTTACCAGTCCCAGCTGGCGACAACCGGACACTCACAACATGCCGAAATTTATGAATTTGATATCCATCCTGACATAGCAAAATCAAAAATAGTAATACCAAAAACCACTACATCTGCAAGCACTGCAATGACAGACCCAGTTAAAGCATTGCGCAACAATGCTAAAATATCCAACGTTGGTATTGATCAATCTAAATCGGGGTTCAGCATAAATGCCGGAACATCAATCATTGAAGTTATTAACATGGTTATGCGAGCCAGTGATCTTATAAGAGATCAAATTTACGATCCCGCTACAGATGCTAAAAAAATAACTAAAGATAAAAATGATCCCATGACATGGTTTAAAATAACCAGTACTGTGGAATTATTAGAGTTTGATTCTATTAGAGATACGTATAGTAAAAAAATTACATACCATATTATGCCTACGGCTATCTTTAATACAAAATTTCCAAATGCACCAAAGTCGGAACCAAAATCAGTTACTAAACAATATCATTATATGTATAGTGGCCAGAACGATAGTATCATTGAATTTAGTTTAGATTTTGATACTATGTTTTATACTGCAATCACTGCTGATCGTAGTAAAATTCAACAAACCGAAGTGCAACAAGAAAATCCTGATGGCACTAGGCAATCGTTAAACAATTCAACTGGCCCGGTACAAATAACCAACCATCAAATAAAATTAGTGGCGGGTCATGCAGATATACCTCGTGCAGCCAATCCTGATAGTAAAGCTGCATTAGTTACTGATTTTTATAAAAGCACGTTAAGCTCAAGTCGCGGGGATATGATCAACGTTAAACTTAAAATTTTAGGTGATCCAGAATTTATCAAACAAGATGATATATTTTTTAATCCTCGAACCAACCCCGATCAAAACAGTGGTAAACTGATTGATAAAAACGGCAGTATAATGTTTGATAGTGCTGAACGATTTGTATTACTAACCTTCAACACCCCAGTAGATGTAGACCCCGAATCAGGATTAATGGTAGTTGATTCAAAATATACTACCAGTGCATTTAGTGGTATATACAAAATTATCACTGTCGACAATGAGTTTGCTGGTGGATCATTTACCCAGACTCTAGACCTTATTAGAATTTTTGAAAATTTTAACGGGGTCGAGCCTGAGGTACGCCAACCTGAGTTAACTACTATACCTCAAAATAAAACTGAAGAAACCGCAGTTAGAACTGGTGTGAATTTAAGTAATACCACTAGTGGCAGCAGCCGCGGCAAAGTGAACCCTTCTTCTAGTCTAGAGTCTGCAGGATACCCAGAAGCATACAGCGATCCCATGGGCAGCGGTGACGGCGCAGCTATCATGCACGAGGCCAGGCAATCAACGCCTCCCCCACCTCCACCAAAACCAGTCAGTACAGGACTACCAGACCCAGTCAAAGATCCCAAAGGGTATAAAGCCGAAATCAATAGACGACTTAAAAACAAGTACGGTAGTAATTAATCAAGGACATCAACATGCGAGATAAAAGAATAGGCAAGAAACCACCAGATCATTTCTTACGGGAAGCGTCTAGTGCTAGATTAGACAGCGGCCCGTTTATTGGTAAGGTAAAAAATAATCTAGATCCTACTAGGAGCGGACGAATGGATGTTTGGATTGCTGATTTAGGAGCAGGTGATGAAGCTAATCCTGAAAATTGGCGTACAGTGTCTTATGCTAGTCCGTTTTTTGGTAGCACATATCAACCAGACACTACCAAAGCAAATTCCTACAGTAAAGTGCGGCATACTTACGGCTTTTGGGCCGTCCCTCCGGACATAGGAGTGTTTGTGCTTTGTACATTTGTTGCCGGAGATCCTGAGCGCGGCTTTTGGTTTGCCTGTGTACCAAATACCCTAGGAAATCATATGGTGCCCGGTATTGCTGGTAGTAGCAATAAAGATACATCAACTCTTGAAGATTCTTCTTTATTGGCATCTATAGATAAAACAACTATTGTGGCAGAATTTAACGAAAACAGTGAACCAGACTGGACAAATTTTCCAAACATTAAAAAACCAGTACACGAACATCAATTAAAAGTACTACGGGCACAGGGACTAGAAAAAGATTTTATTCGTGGTATAATATCCAGTAGTTCTCAGCGCGAAATGCCCAGCGCAGTTTTTGGTATAAGCACCCCTGGTCGCCCTATCAATGACCCAACACCAGACCCCGACTTCCAAAAAAAATTAGTATCTGGTGATCTAAATCCTGTAGACTATGCTGTTGCAGCCCGCCGAGGCGGTCATCAGTTTGTCATGGATGACGGAGATTTAAACGACAAAGATCGTTTAATTCGATTACGCACTGCCGGCGGTCATCAATTGTTAATGAACGATAGCGAAAAAATAATTTATATTGGCAACAGCAATGGCAGTGTGTGGGTTGAATTAACTGGAGAAGGCCACTTAAACATATACTCTGCAGATAGCATTAATGTACGTGCAGGGGTTGATTTGAATTTTCATGCTGATAATAATATAAATTTTAATGCCGGTCAAAATATAAATGTCAGTGCAGGAAAAACTCTTGTTGCACAAAGCCCTGACATTAATTTAAATTCAGTTCAGGGATTAACAATGTATGGTGGCCAAGTAAATATTGGCAGCGATGGCGGATTAAATCTAAACGCGAATGGGGTAACTTCAATAAACGGTAGTGCCGGAACTAGGATTACTGGCGCTAAAGTAACGTTAAACGAGGGAGGAACCGTTGGAGTAGCACGACCCACAGCACTTAAAATTAATAAATTAAGTGATACTGGTAAACAAGGGTTGGTGTGGAAAAGTGTAGATGGAGCATTAGAAACTATAGTTCCGATAGCACCGACCCACGAGCCATGGAAATTACATCAAACTATAGCACCAGTTACACAGGCAGTGGTTCCGGCAGCAACACCTGCCGCAACACCTGCTGCAACACCAGCCGCGACACCTGCTGCAACACCAGCCGCGACACCTGCTGCAACACCAGCCGCGGCAGCACCTGTGGCTGCTAAACCTGCTAAAGCTAGCCCACTAGAAAAACCAATACCGATAGTTGAGTGTGAAGGCAAAGGCGTTATTGCACTAGCAGATCAAGGTCCAAAAGCCGCAGTAGGAAAACCTGTGCGTAAGCCATTAAATAAAAAATATCTAGCCAGGCCTGATGCCCCCAACCCACCAGCTGGTATTGGCCCACTACCAAAATCACATACCAAAGCAGTATTTGCACAGCTGGCTTGGAGCGAGAGTACTTGGAATTACACAACAGTAAACGAATTAAACTATATAGGCAAATATCAAATGGGTGCAATTGCATTGACTACATTAGGATATATTAAAAATGATGCCTATAAGCAGTACGGAAATAAGGCAATGAATTATACAACCAGCTGGACTACTAAAGCAAATACGGCAGGTATTGCGTCAAAAGAAGATTTTTTAAACAATCCTGCGTTCCAAGAAAAAGTAATGATGGAAAATACTTTGTTTAATTACAAAAGTTTGAGTCAAAAAGGCGCAATTAAAGAGGGCGATGATTTGTGTACAGTTGCTGGAATGATATGTGCAAGCCACCTAATTGGCGCCGGTGCGGCAAGTACCTGGCGTAAAACAGGCGAAGGTAGTGATGCTAATGGAACAACTGGTACTGATTATTTTAATATGGGAAGATATGCGGTTGACGTTTTAGCAGCCACGACATAGGGTTAAATACATTATGATCACGTATAAAGGTTTTAGTACTTACAATAGATTCAAAAAGTTTCGCTTAACTGATTTTGAACTGGCTAAACAAGATTTGTTTAATCATTTTCATATACGCAAGGGCGAAAAATTAATGAATCCCAACTTTGGCACCATAATATGGGATGTGCTGTTTGAGCCTTTCACTGAAGAAATTAAGCAATTAATTGTTAACGATGTAACTCGCGTGGCAAAGTACGACCCTAGACTATCAATCAGTGATATTGTAGTAACACAATACCAATACGGGATACAAATTGAGTTAGCATTAACTTATATTCCAACAAATCAAACACAGGCAATGGCCGTTTCTTTCAATCAAAAGCTAAATTCTATGTCAGTTGACAATTAACTGCGTGTATTATAAATGCTATAAATATTAAATACCGGACAATACAATGGCCATTAACACAAGACAACACAGTTTACTAGTAGCTGACAATTGGAAGAAGATATATCAAACTTTCCAAGAAGCAGACTTTACTAGTTACGATTTTGAAACGCTGCGCAAAAGCATGATTGATTACCTCAGGATATATTACCCTGAGGACTTTAATGATTTTACTGAAAGCAGTGAGTTTATTGCCTTAATTGACTTGATCGCGTTCCTAGGACAAAGTCTAGCCTTCAGAGCAGACTTAAACACTAGAGAAAATTTTATCGACACCGCTGAACGCAGAGACAGCATATTAAAACTAGCTAGATTGGTAAGCTATAATCCTAAACGTAATATACCTGCAAGTGGACTATTAAAGATTGAAAGTGTAAACACCACCGAAACAGTATATGATAGCAACGGGCTTAATTTAAGCGGTTCTAATATCAATTGGAGCGACAGCAGCAACGATAACTGGTACGAACAATTTGTAACAATTTTAAATGCAGCATTAGCCACTAGCCAAGTAGTAGGCAAACCTGGAAATACGCAAACTATCAACGGGGTGCGTACAGAAGAGTACGGTTTAAATCTTATATCAAATATACTTGGAACTTATAAATTTGAAACTCAAATTGAAGGTAGCAAAATTGATTTTGAAGCAGTTAGCGCATCCAGCATTGGCAAGAATTATATTTACGAAGCGGCACCTAAGGCTAACTCGTTGTTTAATATTTTATACCGCAACGACAATTACGGTAATGGCTCAAACAACACTGGATTTTTTATTTACTTTAAACAAGGCACATTAGACAGTCAAGATTTTTCATTAACTGATTCAATCCCTAATAGGATAGTGGCGTTCAACAACAATAACGTTAACAATACTGACACATGGCTCTATAGCTTAACCACCAACGGAACTGTGCAGGACTTATGGACTGGTGTACCGGCAGTGGCAGGAATAAATGTCATTTATAATAAATTATCTGCAAGGAACCTTTATCAAGTTAATTCTCGAGCAGGAGATCAAATTGATTTAGTTTTCGGAGACGGTAGCTTTGCTAATATCCCACAAGGAAACTTTAGGCTTTACTATAGAAGCAGCAACGGACTAAGTTATAAGATAACGCCCGATGAAATGCAAAACATTGTTATACCTTTTAATTATGTCAGCAGATCAGGCAGAGCTGAAACATTAATTATTCGTGCCAGCTTAAAGTATACAGTGACTAACGCAGCAGCAAGGGAAACATCTGACGAAATACGTCAACGTGCGCCGCAAGCATACTATACTCAAAATAGAATGATTACTGGTGAAGACTATAACATAGTACCATTTACCAGCTTCAGCAATATAATTAAAGTTAAAAGTATTAATCGCACCAGCTCGGGGATCAGCCGATTCTTGGATGCACTAGACACAACGGGGAAATTTTCAAGCACTAACATCATTGGCAGTGACGGCATATTGTATGCTAATTATTTTACAAGAAATTTTAAAACTAATTTAGTTTCATTTGCAGATATTAATAAGATGATAACTCAAAAAATTGTCAGTGAGATAATTGCGTCAAATGAAACCAAGCATCTTTATTATTCTGAATTTCCTGCATATACATTAGCTGGATATTCTTGGAATCTAAGCACCACTGGATCTAATAGTGCCACTGGTTACTTTGTTAAAAATTTAAAGCCGGCGCAAGTGGGCGGAGTAGTAAAAGACACCGCAACTTATATTAGGAAAGGTGCAGTTATTAGATTTGATGCACCACCTAACTATTATTTTGACAGTAACAACAATTTATTACCGGGCCAGGCAACTCAGCTGTCGGATCATTATTATCTTTATGCTAATATTGTTGAACTATTGGGTGATGGTACCAACAACGGAGTAGGCAATTATACCACCGGAATTGGCCCAGTGACTCTTAACATAAAAGTGCCAACCAATGCAGTTATTGGCATGATATATCCTATTTTTAAAAATAACTTTAATAGCTCTTTCATATCAAAGTTAACTAACTTGTTACAGGGCTTTATAACTTTTGGTTTAACATATAACAAAGTTAAACAAGACTGGCAAATAATAACTGAACAAAATATTGGATCTGGTGAATTTAGTCTAGCCAATCAAGGGGACACCAGTAGTACCGGCATTGATAACAGCTGGATTATTAAAGCAGTGTTTGCCAATTCAAGTTATACCATATACTACAGGGGACTAGAGTACATTTTTCAAAGTGCTAGAGAAACCACATTCTTTTACGATGGAAAAACTAGAGTTTACGATAGCAAAACCGGAACAGTATTAAGAGATCAAATCACTGTCTTGAAATCAAATTCACAGGCAGATTCTGCTAGTGCATTGGGACAAGATTATGTATGGTACATTGATAAGAATATAATTGAGAACGATGGATATTCAAACAATGATAAAATTTTAGTCACTTTCCAAGACAGTAACAGCGATTCGTTGCCTGATAATCCTTTGTTATTTAAATCTATTGTAGCGCCTGACGTTAATCCCAATAACAAATTAGTTTATTTTAAAATTGTTGATGGATATGAAAAATTCAGTGAATTAATCCCAGTTGACAGCAATCTAATTAGCAACAAATTTGCCACAGAACAAGACATTATAGCCAGCGCTGGGGTGTTTTTACCTGGACAATTATTTTATGCAACTGAAGAAAAATTATTTTTCCAACTAACAGGTCCCCAAACAGTAACACGCCAACACAATTATCAAGCTAAGATTGGAAGACAAAATATTTCGTTTCAGTACCGCCATAATAGTCCTGATTATAGAAGAATTGATCCTTCTAATAGCAATATAATTGATTTATACTTGCTAACAGCTACCTATCAAACCAGTTATCAAAATTGGATTAAAGATACCAGCAACAGCATTGCAAAACCAATTGCGCCTACTAGCCAAGAATTATCTATGGATTTTAGTTCGTTGAATGATCAACGCAGCGTAAGTGATACTATAATTTTTAATAGTGCAGTGTTTAAACCAATTTTTGGTAATAAATCTGAGTCTAATCTACAGGCAACATTTAAAGTAGTTAAAAATTCATCATTATCAATTAGTGATAATGATGTTAAATCATCAGTAGTTAATGCAATCAATACTTACTTTGATATTAATAATTGGGATTTTGGGGAAACATTTTATTTCAGTGAATTAAGCGCATATCTACACCAAGCGTTAACGCCCACAATATCATCAATTGTAGTAGTACCATCTAACCCTAATGTGGGTTTTGGTAATTTGTATCAAATCAATGCTGAGCCATATGAAATTATCATTAGCGCAGCAACCGTAGAAAACGTAGAAATTATAACTTCAATTACAGCATCTCAGCTAAACATGGGACTAAATTAATATATGGCCGCTAGCAGAACACTAAATTTTTTACCAGAAATATTTCAGACTGATACCAATAAAAAGTTTTTATCAGCTACCCTGGATCAATTGATATCTGAGCCGTCGTTCACTAGACTCAATGGTTATATCGGACGAAACTTTGCACCTGGATATAAATCAACTGACACGTATATTAGTGAGATAGATAGTAGCCGACAAAATTACCAACTTGAGCCTAGTATAGTAATAAAAAATGCAGCAGGCGAAATTGAACAGTATAGCGGATACTCTGATTTAATTAACAAAATACAATATTACGGTGGCGAAACTACAAATCACGACAGACTATTTTCTTCCGAATCTTATACCTATGATGGTTTATTTGATTTTGATAAATTTATTAATTACAGCCAGTATTACTGGGTTCCCAATGGGCTCGACCCAGTACCAGTTACATCTGCAATTGTTAATAGTCAACAAACTTTTACTATAACAAAAAATACAAATACAAATCTTTTTGATATTGACAGCAACCTTAGCAATCCTCGACTGGTAGTAGTGCGCGGCGGCCTTTATAAATTTAAAGTAAACCAGCCTGGCTCTAAATTTTGGATACAGACCGAACCCAGTGAAACTGGTACTAGAATTGGACAACCAAAAATCAGCAGCAGAGATGTATTGGGAGTTAGCAACAACGGAGCAGATGTAGGAGTTGTTGAGTTTAGAGTTCCACTTATTGACGTGCAGGACAATTTCTTAGCAATGCCATTGTTGAGTTCCGTGGATTACGCAACCACTACCCCAATGAATCAAATAGTTGGACAACGTTTTCAGGATGTAGTTAATACCCTAGGCGGTATTGATGGTATAACTTTGTCACCTGGAAACAAAACTATAATTTTTATTACAGATGGCATGCCAACTGTTTGGAAAATTCGTATGACCACAGCTGGCGGATCAAGTGATATTATTGCACTAGATGTGTTTCAAGCACTGCCGGAGAATCATAAAGTATACGTGAGATCCGGCAATACCTACGCTGGCAAAGAATTTTTTAATAAATCTGTAATTAATAAACTTACTCAAATTCCTGCACTAACTGCACAACTTAACAGATTATATTATCAAGATGCTACTAATCCTGCTGCTTATGGAATTATTGACATTGTCAATGACGCGGTAGATTCGATTGATGTACATGATGAAATTATTGGTAATAGTAAATTTACTAGTCCTAATGGTGTACAATTTACTAACGGACTAATGGTAACATTTGACAGTACAGTCACACCATCTAACTATGCAAATAAAACGTATGTTGTTGAAGGTGTAGGTAAAAGTATTTCTTTAGTGGCATTTGCTAATTTAGTATGCCCAGAACCTGGAGTATTAACTAGTCAAGTGCCGTTTGACAAAGTACCATATGGTTCTGGGGCATTTGATGAGGTCTATCGTGGACCAGTTACTCCTGATTATATTTTGTGTAATCGAGCCAGCTTAGATTTAAGTCCATGGGCTAGGCAAAATCGTTGGTTTCACATTGATGTTATTGAGGCAACTGCTAGATATAATCAAACAGTACCAACATTTGATCAAGCCAGTCGCGCACAGAGACCAATCATTGAGTTTGATGCCAGCATACAATTAATTAATTCTGGACGAATCGGAAAACCACCTGTTGATATCATTGATACAACATTAACAGATGTATTTGGTATTTCAAATAAACGGACTGTTGATTTTATTAATGTAGGGTTAACCTACACATTAAATTTTACTCCTGACGCTGGTGACAAAATAACTGTTACTGCCGGCAATATACTAGTTCCAGAATCAGAATATAGCATTGTTGGTAACGTGCTTACATTACACTCTGCGCAAATGGGATTTGATATTCGTGTTGAGTCTACCCGGCAATCTAGTGTGCAAAATAGCCGATCGCTAGCAGTAAACGACATTGAATTCAAACAAGGGCAGCGTGTACTATTTGCAGCAGATCATGATCCTTTGGTAAGAACTCAAGCATATACTGTACAATATTCTATACAAAATGATTCTACTAGATATTCATATTATGACGGAAAAGGTAGTGGCCAAATTACTATTGAACCATTTGATATTAGTTTTGTAAGTGTCAGCAATCCGGCCATAGACGACAGTGATCCTGAATTGCCTAATAGGTATGTTTGGGAAGTAATAGGATCAAGTGATATACTAACTGCAACTGAAATTCGGGGACTTGATTACCCTGCAGGCGCAGCTATAGGAGTTGTAGATTCAGTTGTTAGCACCGGTAATAGACATTACTTAATTTATTTTACAACCAGTTATGAACTAACTGGTTATCAAATATTTGATATCCAATTAATTGGCTCCAGTGGCAGTAACTATGTATTTGGTGGCAACACAAAATTTACTACTGATTTAAAAGTTGGTGGGGCTATGTATACCATGGATGGTGTTTATATAGGTACTATCGCGCATATTAACACTGATACTAAATTGCGGCTTGAAGAAAAATCTAACGCAATACTCCTTGCACAAGAATACCAATACAGGGATCCAAGAATTCAATTGATAGTATCAAAAGATTCAGAAGACACCTATGATGAATTTGATAGTATTGTGGCACTGTCAGGCCCATGGCAAGGCATATCACTGTGGTATACTGGTACTGAATGGGTTAGATCACAGCAAAAAACTAAAGTTAATCAGCCACCAAAGTTTGATGTATTTGATTTAAATGATCGATCATTTTTGTCAAGCACATATACATCAAGTAAATTTGCTGGTACTGAAATTTTTTCTTATAGTGTAGGAACTGGCAACAATGACTCGGTGTTGGGATTCCCGTTATCGTATAGAAATTTCAATTCACTAGCAGACATATTGTTTAATAACGATTTTGACAATGATCAATTTACCCATGTGCGCAACGGAAAAATTGTATCTAAAAATGTTAATACTGGATACTTGCGCCAAAATACAAGTAGATTAGACTATACTAAACGAAATGTTTGGAGTACCCGGGACGAGTTAGATAAACAATATCAATCTATCAGCGCCACTTACACTGGCGATAGTACATACTTTGAAATTGATGTGTTGCCTGCTCCAGCTATCAATGTTCCTAATCTTAAAGTGTTTTTAAACAATGTATTACTAAATTCAACCGATTACCAATTAGTAACAGTAGGAGCCAAGAAAGCTATACATGTTACTAAACAAATGTCCATTGGCGATATTGTTAACATTTTAATTTATAGTTTAGAACCCAGCACCATTGGCTTTTATCAGGTGCCACAAAATTTAGATTATAACAGTAAAAATTTGCCGCTAACAACACTAACACTTGGGCAACTTAGAAATCATGTTACTGTAGTTGGTCAAAATTCGATTGGAGTATCGGGGGCAGTTCCTGGTAATAGTAATTTAAGAGACATTGATTTAAAAAATCATGGCGGCAATATATTGCAATCAGCTGCACCTACTATATACGCCAGTTTGTTTTTAATATCTAAGCAAGCTAATTTTATCAATGGTGTCGACTATGCACGAAGAGAATACAGTAAATTTAAAAATAAATTTTTAGAAACTGCGCTAACTCTAAGTGGATTAGATTATAACAACCCATCAACCGCAGTTGATGTTATATTGCAAACAATTAATCAGGCGAAAAACCCATCGTTTCCCTGGAATTCCAGCGATATGGTGCCATATGGCACATATACTGCAACACGATATACGGTTGTAGATCCATTGAACCGCCAATACAAAATAAACTCTATTTTTGATATAACACAATTACAAACTCGTGCTATACTAGTTTATAGCGGCTCCCATCAGCTGGTATATGGCAAAGACTATTACTTTCCTTTAGATCGTCCGGCGATTATCATTAATGACGCTGTTGATTTGATTGCCGGATCAATAATTGAAATAAGAGAATACAATACCGAAGGTAATTATATACCTGAAACTCCTACTAAGCTAGGCCTATATCCTAAATTCTTACCTGCTATATTCAATGATAATACTTACTCAAATCCAATACAAGTAATACAAGGGCACGACGGTAGCTTAACTCCAATTTTTGGCGACTATAGGGATTTGTTTTTACTAGAATTAGAAACAAGAATTTATAATAATATCAAAACCAATTACGGAAAATCTGGATTTGACCTAAGAGATTACATCCCCGGTCGCTTTAGAGAGACTGAATACACTCTAGAAGAATTTGACGCAATCAAAGCTAGATCATTTATGAAATGGGCCGGCGCTAATCGTGTTAATTTTAATACTAATACCTATTATAAATCTGGTGACCCTTTCACTTACAATTATAAGTCTAGTACCGACGTTTTGTTTAATAAGTCGTTACCAGGCTGGTGGCGCGGAATTTATAACTATTTTTATGATACTAATCGCCCACACACACATCCATGGGAAATGTTGGGATTCACAGAAACTCCGTCGTGGTGGGTCGAAACATACGGTCCTGTGCCATACACAGCTGAAAACCAATCGTTGTGGAAAGACCTTAGTTTGGGTATAATTCGTAAAGGTGCCCGCGCAGGCACTTATGCAAAATATGCCCGGGCAGAATTATTGTCAATTATCCCCGTAGACTTACATGGGAATTTATTACCACCACTGGGATTAATTGCAAAACAATTCAATGGTTCCCGTACAGCCGAAAGTTTTTCAATTGGCGACCAATCACCTGCTGAAAGTGCATGGATGCGCTCTAGTGATTATCCGTTTGCATTGCAACAGATAGTAGCAGTCATGAAACCAGCTATGTATTTTGCCATGTTGTTCGACACCACCGTATATCAAAAAAATAATTATTTTAACCAGTATCAAATACTTTCTACAGGGCAGCGATTAAATCCTACTGACATAACCATACACAGAGAAATAGTAAACGGATCTCCAGTCAACGCCGCAGGATATATTAATTACATTAGTGATTATTTAATTGGTCAAGGTATTAATGGACCTGCAACTATTAGATCATTGTTATCTAATCTTAATGTGCAACTGTGCTATAAAACTGCTGGCTTCACTGATAAAAATTATTTAACAGTATTAGCCGAGCAATACAGCCCTGGTAGTATAAATGAATCAATTATTATACCAGATCAAAATTATCAAATATATCTGAATAAGAGTGTACCAATTGATCGTGTAACATACAGTGCGGTTATAATTGAAAAAACTGATACTGGATACTCAGTAACTGGATATGATAACAACTCACCATTTTTTGTTATCATACCAAGTGATACCAACGGTGAAAGTTATAATATCAGTGTACAAAATATTGGCGCCACTATATATAAAAATTACCAATTTGTTAAATTATCTATTCCGTATGGTCATGAATTCACTTCTAGACAGCAAGTAGTAGATTTTTTAGTTAGTTACCAACGCTATTTAAATAGTCAAGGCTTTATATTTGATGAATACAATCAAGATTTAGCAATGACACAAGATTGGGTTTTAAGTGCCCATGAATTCTTAACCTGGACTTTGCAAGGATGGAATTCTGGCAGCATGATGATTGTAAGCCCATGCAATAACAAGTTAAATTTAATCAGTTCATATTCTGTTGTTGACGAAATAACAAACGAATATTTAGGCAGCAGAATACTTGATCCTAACTTCTCAGTAATTAAAAACGATAATTTATTCATTGTACGTGAAGCTGAAAATTTTGTAATACAAACTACTACTAACCAAACGATTGCGTATGCAGAACTTGATTTAGTGCAGCACGAACACATATTAGTTTTTGATAATGTCACTATTTTTAATGATGTTATATACTCTCCTGAATTGGGCAGTAGACAGTATAGATTAAAATTAGTTGGCGAAAAAACTGCAAACTGGGATGGTTCTTTATACGCACCTGGATTTATATATAATTCTTCTAAAATTGCATTATGGAAAGCAAGTACAGATTATCACAAAGGTGATATTGTTGATTACAAAAATACTTACTATACAGCAATACAGGATACAGCAGCAACCGATACTTTTATTTTAAAAGATTGGAAAATTATTAATAAAGAAGATGTTAAAACTGGTCTATTGCCAAACTTTGCTACCAATGCTGCAAAATTTAACGATTTATATGATGTCGATAGCAGCACCACTAGCGAACAATTGCAAGAATTTGGCGCTGGATTAATTGGATTCAGAAAACGAGATTATCTGACAGATTTAAATCTCAGTGTAACAAGCCAAATTAAATTTTATCAGGGATTTATTAAAGACAAGGGTACTAAAAATGCAATTAATGCATTAAAAAATTCATTGTTTAATAATTTAAAAAATGATGTTACCTACTACGAAGAATGGGGATTCCGAGTAGGCGAGTATGGCGCACAAAATAGCAACCACACAGTCGAACTTCAGCTCGATGAGTCGTGGAAATATACTGGAGATTTAGGACTAGCTATCATTGACAATGATGCAGAGCCCATTAATGGAATAATTTCTATCCGTGATCAAAATTTATATGCTAGACCTTTGCAAAGAGTCCCTGTAAATTTCCTTAATAGAACACCTAATTCTTCAATTGAAGATGATATCCAATCAGCAGGATATGCAATCATTGATGATGTTGATGCTACAATTTTTGATAGTTCTACTTTTAATACTACTATCACAGATCTCAGTGTAATTACCAGCGGGTTTACAATATGGGTAGCAAAAGGTAACAACAGGGATTGGGATATCTATAGAGTCAACGAGACTAACAACATAATCACTGATATAGAATATGCATTAGATCTCCGCGGAAGAGTTAAAACTAAAAACCCACATAATTTTAAAGTAGGCGATATAGTACTCATTAAACAATTTAATGATTTGTTTAATGGATTTCAAGAAATAGTTGAAGTTGACACATTAACTTCTTTTGTAACCGCAACTACAATTGCACAAAATTTACTGTTAAAAAATTCACCAATATCTGGAGCTGGAATCTTGTTTGTATTGAGTTCAATAAGATTCAATTCTCCAAAAGAAATTGCCAATGCAACACCGTTGCATACTTGGAAAGACGGTGATCTAACCTGGGTTGATGCCGATGAACACGGCAATTGGGTAGTTTATGAAAAGAGTTCGCCATGGCAATATGCTACTCTATTAGATATGCAGACCAGAGAACACATGGCGTACTCGCATTATGGTACCTCAGTTAAAATTAGTCCCGATGGAAAGTTCATCGCAGTTGGCTCTCCGGGGGATTACAGTGGAGTTGGGGCGCTGCACGTATTTAAAAACGATGCTACAAAAAAAGAAATAGCCGTCCTGCCATTGGCAAAATCTAATATCACTGCATTGGGGTCAACAGTTGATGCCAGTGACCAACACATAATAGTAGGCGCACCCGATACTAATTTAGATACAGGCAAGGTTGTTGTATATTCTGTAATTGATCCGGCATATGTACGCCCAGTGCAGATAATAGATAACCCCACTGGATTACCAGCATCAAAGTTTGGATCAAGCATATCAGTAAGTCAGAATGGACAATACCTTTATATTGGTAGCCCCGGGGTTGATCGGGTATTTTGCTATAAATTAGTTGACCATACGTTTAATACCACAGCTTTTAAAGCAGTAATTGGTAAATCGTATACATTACCGTATACAGTTGGAGCAGCCGAAAGTCTAGCAGTATATTATAAAAATGAATTATTAACCTTAGGTACTGATTACACAGTATCAAATAATTCAGTGGTTGTTAACTCATCAGTATTTAATATCAACGAGTTTGATATATTCACTGAGCAGGAGGATGGGTTTATAGTTATAACTCGCAGAGCATACTATCAATACCTAAGTGTTATACTTGGGGCAGAGGCTGGAGTTCTTTTTGGGCACAGCGTAAAAACTGAAAGTACAGGAAAAATTCTAGTAATTGGCGCCCCAAACTCTAGAGTAAATGGCAAACTATATGCCGGCGCAGCATACGTTTATAAAAACACTAATAATAGTATCAGTTTAGTAGAAAAAATTAAACCAGATGTGTCCACATATCGTGCAAATTTTGGAACAAGCGTTGAAGTTTCTAATAATGATTGCAACATCTATGTAGGTGCACCTGGCTATAGCTATGATGAATATTCGGGTGGTGCAGTTTTTAGATTTGTTAATACTGGGCTATTGCACGGCATTGTGGTATCCACACCAATTTCTGGTAATTTGTTATCAGGGAATATTGTTGTCAACGGTAATTTGATTAATTTCCCTGGCGGGGTAATCAGCAACCTGGCCTCTGCAATAAATCAAGCTAATATAAAAGGAATAATAGCAACATCATCGCAGAATATACTAACTATTAAATCTGCATTAACCACACCATTTAATAAATTAGAAGTATTACCAAACGGTAACTCACTAGATTACTATGGTATATCAGTATATAAATTAACAGAAAAAATAGTAAAACCATTTAAAGCCACAGGCGATAAATTTGGTAGTAAAGTAAGAACTTCTGCCAATGCTGAAACTTTGTTGATCAGCAGTATTAACGGGTCAATTGAATTGTATGCCAACTTGGATAATGCAAAAACCACGTTTGATGGAAAAATTACAAGATTTATTGATTATTTTATGGGCACTGGGGCAGTGTACACATACGATTTTATGCCATCATCAATTAAAGATCTAGATCCCAACGGGCGCTTTAGTATGGCACAAGAATTTGGTACTGCTAATTTACGAGCTGGTGATTTGTTTGGAGACAGTGTTGATTTTAATTTAAATTCACTGGTAATCGGCGCAACCTTACACGACAATACTTTACCTGCTAAACAAGATGCTGGTCAAGTGTATTGTTACGAAAACGCAACTGGTAAAATTGGATGGAACAAAATAAAACATCAGTTACCAGCAGTTGATGTTAACGGTATTAATCGTATATTTTTATACGACGCTAAAACAAAATCTATGTTAACGTCATTGGACTACATAGATCCTGCAAAGGGTAAAGTGTTAGGGATAGCAGCACAAGATTTAGATTTTAAATCTAGTTACGATCCTGCAAGTTACAACTCTGGTACGGCTGTTGACCAAACAAGATCTAACGAATACCACTGGAATGCTGCGCAAGTTGGCGTTACATGGTGGAATTTAAATACTCTTCGTTATATTGATTACGAGCAAGGGGATATCAATTACCGTTTAAAAAATTGGGGTAAATTATTCCCTGGCAGTGATGTAGCAGTATACGAATGGGTCGCAAGTAACTTACTACCTAGTGAGTATTCAACAGTTGAACAAGGAACTCCGTTGTACGCAGATAACAGTGCATATGTAACTACATATGGACTTGATATAAACGGAGTAATCACCAGCACTTATTACTACTGGGTTAAGGGTCGCAGTGATGTTCCGCGCAACGGTAAAAGATTGCTCAGTGCAACTGGAATTGAAAATGTTATTGCAAATCCAAAATTACAAAATATACCCTATGCTGAAATATTATCAGATCGCAGCATTGGTTTAGTCAACTGTGAAAAATACATATCAGGAACAAATACAATTTTACAAGTTGATTATGACAGCGTGTTAAACACCAACGTTATGCACAACGAATTTGAATTGGTGCAACAAGGAAATGGTAATAGTATTTTACCTACTAGAATTAGTGATAAGCTAGTCGACAGTTTAAGTGGAGTAGATCGCTTGGGTATGGTTGTGCCTGATCCTAAATTGCGATATTCGCAACAGATAGGACTGGGATTACGTCCACGCCAAACACTGGTTCGAAACAGAAATACAGCACTTAAAAATATAGTTGAGTATGCCAATTTAGTATTCTCCGGAACTACCGCGTCAACTAAAATACAAAGTACACATACTTACACATTGGCCAATTGGTTTGCTAAAGATCCAGAGCCGCCAGAATCTGAATATGACGTCAGAGCAGAAAATATTACAGAATTGGGATATGTAAACCAGTTTGACGAAGTTGGTGATATATTGGTTGGTCTGCGAGTACTGGTAGCAGATGATCAAGACTATTACGGACTATGGACACTACGAGAGCTTACAGCAGCCGGTGAATATGCAGTAGTTAAAAACCAACAATTTAATACTACGAAACTTTGGGGATTTGACACTTGGTACAGTAGCGAGTTCACCAGCGGTACTACAATAAACTATATAGTTGAACAATATTCTGATATTGAAAAAATTAATATTGTGGCCGGTGACATAGTAAAAGTATTAAATGGTCCTAAAAAAGGATTTGAAATTTACAAATTCTCTTCGGCAACCGATAGTGCATTGATTGCATTAGAGTTTGGCACATTAAAAATAAACGACTTAATTTGGAATACAGACATTAACGGGGTTGGATTTGATAATGCAGTATTTGATGGCAGTTCATTTGATAATGATTATAGTCAAGAAATTAGAAACATCTTAATTGGATTGCAAAAAAACATATTAATTGAAGATCTAGCTGATGACTATAATAAGTTAATGTTTGTTGCAGTTGATTACATACTAAGTGAACAGAAAAATATTGATTGGGCGTTTAAAACCAGCTTCATTGATGTGTTACATCAGATACGCGATCTAGATCAGTTTCCTCTTTATGTTAAAGATAATACTTCGTACTATAAACAATATTTAGAAGAAGTTAAACCTTACAGAACAAAGATACGCAATTACCGTGTGGGGTATACTGGCATGGATGTTGCATCTGCATACACATCTGATTTTGATTTGCCGGGCTATTACGATTCCGATCTAAAACGATTCCGTAGTCCAAGTACTGAATACTTTGCAAAAGACAGCAAATTATTTTTGCTACCAGAATATCAAGATTGGTATAATAATTATTTGAACAGCATTGCCAGCGTTACAGTTACTAACCGCGGGCAAGGATATACTGAAGCACCAGTAATTACTATCATTGACAGTGCCGGATCCGGTACTGGTGTAGTAGCATACGCAACAATTGGAGAAATAGCAGGTACTATTGACAGTATTACTATCGTTAATCCTGGAAAAAATTTCCGTGGCGAACCTAAAGTTCTTATCAGTGGAGTTGGTACTGGGGCAACCGCAGTTGCTAGACTATCTAACAATAAAGTTCGCAGTATTAAGACAACACTGAAGTTTGATAGGGTTGACTATTCTACAGATATAACTGAGTGGTTACCTAACACCAGCTACGCTAGTGGACGCCGTGTGAGTTATGGCGGTCAAGGTTACATGGCAACGGATGCAGTCCCTGCAGGCCAATTGTTTAATTTTGCTTTGTTTGAAAAAATAGCAGATACTGATTACAAATCTGCTGTTGACAGAATTGCTTCAAGATACCAACCAACCAAACATCAGGTGCCTAGAGAATTTGATCCTGCTACTGGGGTAATAAACTTATCTAGAATAGTTCCGGTCGCTGATTATCGTGTCAATGACAATACTGAAATTTATAATGATACGTCGTTGGCCTCTCCAATGAACTATGATGATGCAACAGGTACAAATTTAACAGATATTAATTTATCAGGTGGTACTTTTGTTGAAGAAAAGATAGCTCGCGCCCCAGAAGAACTAATCCCCGGAACTACACTAGATACACTAGTAATGACTGTTATCACTGATATCAGTGCAAATATTGGAGCGCCAGGCAATGTTGCTTATCGAATGTTTAAAAGCATCGATGAAAATACCGAATACTACTCAGTGACTGGAAGCAATGTTAGTTTGTTAACTTCGACGTTGAATAGAACTGATACTACTGCTAATGTTGCAAGTGTATCGTTGGTGTTTGGTGGGGTAACTACTGGATCTGTGTTTATTAACGGCGAAAAAATTATCTACCGTGACGTGGATTTTGAGAACAATCGATTGTTACATTTAAGTCGCGGTGTGGGCGGGACTCCAATTCCGGCTACTCACAGCGTTGACAGTAGAGTCGAATCTGCAGGTCCTGATTTAGCTATACCCAATAGATTTGAAGAATATCGCACAAACTATACTTTTAAGAAAACCAATCCAAGTTTTACAACCGGTTTTATGGTAGCAGATCTATTGGAAGTAACAAAAAATCAATTGAGTGTGTATATTGATATAACTAAGTTACAGCTAGACATTGATTATACCTTATCAATAGCTAACTCTCGCGCAGTAATAACATTTACAGCAGATGCAGTGGCCCGCATTGCAAATGGTATTAGAGTAGTTGCCAAGTACCGTGAATATGCCCAATGGCAAGATTATAATACCACTTTAGGTGATTCAACCACCCCTATAGCAGTATTTTTGAAGAGTAAACCCTATTATTAATCATGATAAATAATAACATGAACCCAATATCACACCCTACCCAAGAAGTGCCTGCTAAGTTGCCAGATGAAAACTCTGGGGTATCAGTGCAAGGACATATCAAAATTTTTGATCCCAAGTCCGGAGAAGTATTTGTTAATAAGCGAAACGCTATTCATTATGAGAATATTAGTGAAGCGATGGCTTACAGTTTAGCCAACAAAGCAAATTCTTTTATAGCTGAAATGCATTTTGGTAACGGTGGAACTACAATTGACCCAACTGGTGTTATTAACTATTTGCCCCCAAACGTTAAAACTCAAAATAGTGATCTGTACAACCCTACATATTTTAAAATTGTTGATAACAATAACATACACAATCAAGCACCAATGCACAACAAAATGACAATTGTGCATGTTCCTGGCACAGTGTATACTGATATTTTAGTTACTTGCCTGTTAGACTACGGTGAGCCCGAAACTGGTCAGCTGCCGTTTGATAATGCCCAAAATACCAATTACGATTATGTATTTGACGAATTAGGACTTAAAGGTTATAACGAAGCCGGTGCCGGCCTAGGCAAGTTACTGACGCACGTAATTTTTCACCCAGTACAAAAAAGTTTAAATCGCCAGATACAAATAGATTATACTGTTCGCGTACAGACAATCACTAATTTAACAAGTTAATTATATGCCATACGTAGTACGAAAAACTAACGGAACAAATCTACTTACTATCCAAGATGGGGCATTGGATTTTTCTACTGGATTGTACCTAATAGGTCGCAGTTATGCCGGGTACGGGGAAATTTTAGCTGATAACTTTGTACGATTGGCTGAAAATTTTGCTAATATTGCGCCCCCGCAAAACCCGTTAGAAGGACAAGTTTGGTACGACAGTACAGCTAAAAAACTTAAAGTTTGGTCTCTTGATGCTAACAACTTTGGTGATTGGCAAGCAGTAGCACAAGCAGGAAGTATAGGCCCACGTGGCGCTACGGGATTTACTGGACCCACAGGCCCCACAGGCCCCACAGGAGTCGGTGCAACTGGGGCAACTGGGGCAACTGGCGAAACAGGCCCAACTGGTAGAACTGGGCCCACCGGCACTCAAGGCCCAATTGGATTAACAGGTGCTACTGGTTCTACCGGACCCACTGGATTTACTGGTGCAACAGGACCCACAGGCCCCACTGGAATTGGTGCTACTGGTTCAACTGGACCTACAGGACCCACAGGACCATCCGGAATTGGTGCTACTGGTCCTAAGGGAGATACAGGATCCACTGGGCCAACTGGACCACAAGGGCCCAACAGCGCATTTGATCCCGGAACACAAACAATTACTGGGACAGATACTAATCAGCCCATTATATTAAACCCAAATGGCACTGGTGGGGTACAAATAGTAGGAACATCAAATGCTGCATTATATCCGTCGTTGAACGGCGGTCTTACCCTTGGTACCAGTGGTAAACGATGGAAAAGTTTGTATGTTAACACAGTTTTTTTCAATGACGGAACCAATACCACTAGTGGCGGCGCTATATTAGGGGTTCCTACTCCTGCTACTAGTTTTGGGGCAGCCGGGAACAAACGCGGAATGATATCGTTTGACTATACATATTTGTATTACTGTTCTGATGATTACACTGACGGATCGATAAGGATTTGGAGGCGAGTAGCATGGAGCACTGCAAACTGGTAAATAACATTAATTGCGGAGTATTTTAGAATGGCATACAACATTACATTATCAAACGGTGACTCTCTGGTAACCATAGCAGATGGCACCGCTGATGTAAACTACACTAGTTTAACGCTAGTTGGTAAAAATTACGCTGGCTACGGCCAGTTCATGAACGAGAATTTAGTAACTTTACTAGAAAATTTTTCTAATTCGGCGCCCCCAGTCAATCCACTAATTGGACAACTTTGGTTTGATTCAGAAAACCGCCAAATGAAAGTTTATACAGCCACTGGAACATGGAAAACAATCAGTGCTGCAACCGCAGCTAGATCAGCCCCCCCTGGGCCAGCAATTGGCGATCAGTGGTTTGACACGTTTAATAAACAATTGTTTATATGGTCAGGCGCACCACATAATTGGAGATTGATTGGCCCGCAATACACGCTACAACAAGGCATCACCGGCGCAATACCTGACACATTAACTGACATTTCTGGTATTTCACATGTGGTTATTAAGTTTTATGTAAACGACGTGGTTGCTGGAATTTGGAGCAAGGATTCTGAATACCAGCCAAATGAAGAAACTGCGGTTGCTGGATTCGGCAACATATTACCTGGACTAACACTTAGCGATCTAGCGCCAGTTACACAATTATTTAATGGTACTGCTCAGGATGCATTGGGCTTACGCGATATCAATGGTGATTATCACCCAGAATCTAGTTATGTTCGCAACGATACTACAGATTTGCAAACCATCATGGGACCAATTGAATTTGGTAGTGACTTGACTGTGACAGAAAATAATTTATATGATATCGGATCAAGTGGCTACAAGTTTGCTAGCGTGTATGCAACTACATTCCATGGCACATCTACTAGCGCATTGTACGCTGACGTTGCAGAACGCTTTGCAGCTGACGACTATTACGCACCCGGTACAGTGGTTGCTTTAGGCGGCGCAAACGAAATTACTCGAGTAGCAGAAGAACTAAGTGACGATGTGTTTGGAGTTATTAGTACAGCACCTGCATACTTAATGAACGCTGGAGCAGGATCAAATACCACTCACCCACCAGTTGCAGTAAGCGGTCGTGTGCCAGTACAAGTTATTGGACGTATTAAAAAAGGCGATAGATTAGTTAGCGCAGGTAACGGTCTAGCCAGAGCAGCATCAAAAGCAGAAATTACTCCATGGAATGTAATTGGTAGAGCGTTAACCAGCAAAACAAATTCTGAAATTGGTACAATTGAAGCAATTGTTAAATTGAGTTCATAAGGATCACGTATGACCTATGTAACTGGCGGATTAGTACAAGCCAATGATTATAATACAGCAAGCACAACCCTTGGTAATGTTTGGGGTATCGGCTCTGGCGCTTATGGGTATGGACAAGATACCACATATATAGCCCCGGTTGTTGCTGGTGATTTAATAAGAAATGCTGAGTGGAATAATCTAGACGCTATCTTAGAATTAGCGACCCAACATCAAAACATTACAACATATAATCCTGCAAGTATTGATTCTGGATTTACATCAGTGATTGCTGGGACCACAATCAAACCATATGGTCATTATGTTCCTTATATACAACAAGCAACTCGAAATACTGGAAATACATATGCAGTAACTGACAGTGTTGCCAGTACTACTAGTTATACTGGCATATGGGGGCATGATGCTGCAAGAACACTAAGTGTCACACAAACACTAACATTTGCCAGTGCCGATGCTGCTAGATATTATTTCAATGCAGGCGGAAAAATCAAATTGAATTTCACACACACTGGTGGTAATACTTCTAGGGATGTACTGTGGCGTAATCTATGCAATTCTGCAGGTACTATAGAAATTGGATATAGAAATACCAAAAGACTAGGTGGTGACCCACTAGCCACAAACTTTACCATTAGAAATCAAGGCAATGGTGGGTATTGGACAATTACTCCGGGAACACCAATTGAGCACTATAGACAATACCCAGCAGCTGGATATAGTGAATATTATGGTGGCGGCGGCTATAACTACAACTACCACTACAACTACAACTACATTGATACCCTAGACTATATACAAGTTTTGCTGACAACGTCTGGTAGCACTGGTTCTCATGGCGGGCTTGGTACTAATTTAATAATAACTACAAATTTTGTAAATGGAACCATGATTACGCCCGCCGGAAACGATCACGTTTCAGGTACTACCGTTACTTCGTTAGTCAAGTCCAGCCCGGGTAGAACTTATCTCCCGATTAATACATGGGGAACTGCTAGTTTTAATGGAGTGGCATCGCTTATTTGATTAAATACTAAACACTTGTTTAGGATCAATCATGGAAGCCAAAAATCTCAAAAATCTTGCCGATGCACAATTTGCAAGAACCGTATTTTTAAATAATCTCAAAGAAACGTACGAATCAAAACTCATAGTAGAACATCGCGGCGGCACGTTCTTAGCCAAACCCGAATTAATTGCTTTTTTGAACAGTTGGGGAGAAGAAGAAGTGCATGTTGAAGATATGTACAACAATCCAATATTGGCAAATAGGATCAGTTTATTGGAACAAATTAAAGTGGCCTATAGAACAGCATCAGCACATTGGGCATCAGAAATTCAACGAGTAAACTCAATCCAAAGAACAACAGATGTCTAAGGGTGTATTAATTTTTGCCTATAACAACGCTTTCGATTACGTAGAAATGGCCACAGCAGCCGCTAAACTAGTAAAAAAATTTTTAAACATTCCAGTTACTTTAGTTACAAATTCAATTGAAGTAACAGATCCTGTATTTGATACTATCATTGTACAGGATCTTGGAGAAAGTCAATTTGAGCGTGTGTTTAATTTTGGTAGTGCCAAAGAAAAAGTTGTATGGCATAATCAAAATAGGTCAAGTGCATATGATCTAAGTCCCTACGATCAAACATTACTAATTGATGCTGATTATTTAATGTTCGATGACCACTTAAAATATTTGTTTAATACCAATTTAGAAATTGCCTGCTATAATCGAGTAGTTGATATAAGTGGAAGTAACCAATTGCAGAAAGGTGCTAGGGTGGGATTTCCTGGTATTCCCATGCAGTGGGCAACAGTAGTTTACTTTACAAAAAGCAAATTGGCTGAATCAGTATTTGCTTTCATGAAAACAATACGACGTAATTATTTGTATTATTCAACTGCATATAATTTTGATCCGCAACTGTTTAGAAACGATTATGCATTAAGTATTGCATTGCAAACCTTAACCGGTTATAATATTAAAAAATTTACAGCGATTCCGGGGCCGCTCATGACTGCCAATACTACTGTTGCATTAGCTGAAGTTCGGAGATCTGGTGAACTAATATTTAAATGGCAAACCAAACATGATTCAAAATATTTGATGATGCGGTTACGCGATACTAATATTCATATTATGAATAAACGTACAATCACAGATCCGGCAATAATTGAACAAATAACCGACTTTGCAGCATGACACGCGGATATTTAACTTTTGTACAAAATTCCGGATCAGTGGACTATCTGACCATGGCCTATGTCCAGGCGTTAAGTATCAAAGCAACTCAAAAAATAAACAGTTATTCAATTGTAATTGACTGTGCCACTGAGCAGTTAGTAACTGATCAGCATCGTCGAGTGTTTGATTATATTATTCCCGTGCCCGGTGAAGATGATTCAGCAAATGATAAATGGAAATTAAAAAACGAATGGAAAGCATTACAAGCCAGCCCATATATAGAAACAATTAAAGTTGAAGCAGACATGTTGTTTACATCATCAGTGGATCATTGGTGGGATATACTAGCACTACAAGATGTTTGTTTTACTACTAACGTGGTTGATTACACTGGGGAAATTTCCAGCAGCAGAGTATATCGGCAAGTGTTTGATTCTAATCATTTATTAAATGTCTATAGTGGATTTTATTATTTTAAAAAATCACCACTGGCTGAAGAATTGTTTAATTATGCTAGATTAATTTATACAAATTGGACGTTGTTTAGGGATCAAATATTAAAGTCATGTACTGAAAAAGAACCCAATACCGATTTAGTATTTGCTATTGCAGCAAAACTATGTGGCAACACCAAATTACATAATCCAAAAACACAAATACCAAGATTTGTGCATATGAAAGGTGCGATCAATGGGTGGGGAATTAATCAAGATTGGCAAACTATGGTATACCATCAATTTGACAAAACTACCTTAACTGTGGGGTTCACTCGACAAACCTTACCATTCCATTATCACCAGAAAAATTTCATATCCAATGATATAATTAATCATTATGAACAACTACTTCGAAACTAATATACGAGCCAGCGTTAAGCACGTACCCGACGCGTCGGTGTACCGAGTGCATTACGATTTGGATACACAAATATGTACACATAAAACTAATTCGGAGTCTGATATCTCTGATAACTACATTGTAGTCGATAAAGAATTTTATAATTCCATAGATTTTTGTGGCAATTATCGAGTAGTAGATAAAAAATTAGAAAAACTTGTAATTGAATTTCAAGTACAAAATAAAAAATTGATTCAAACTAATACTGGCGTATTCAAAACAACAAAAAATAACATGATTTTTGTAATCGACGATCATCCATATTTAAACGAAAGTGATAGCTGGGGTTACTCATGATAATAGATATAAAAGATTTAGATTGCATTTTTCTTACTTACAACGAACCTAAAAGAGAAGAATTTTGGAGTCAAATAAAATCCATGATACCATGGGCCGCTAGGGTTGATGGGGTTAAGGGAAGTGATGCTGCACACAAAGCAGCAGCCGCTGCTAGCGGTACTGAACGATTTATTTTAATTGATGGCGACAATATACCAGACGCAGCATTTTTCCAACAGAGTTTAATTCTAAACGAAAAAAATGCAGATTGTGTATTTCGTTGGCGTGCTAAAAATAGTATTAATGGGTTAGTTTATGGTAATGGCGGAATAAGCTGCTGGACTAAAACTCATATTAATAATATGCGTACTCACGAAAACAGTGACGGTAGCAACGAAACTCTAGTAGAATTTTGTTTTGATTCAAAATATATTCCTTTGTGGAATTGTTATTCAACTACATATCCAGATCAAAATCCTTTTCAAGCATGGCGGGCAGGATTCCGTGAAGGAGTAAAAATGTGCCTTGACCGGGGTCGAAGAGTTACCGTGCCAGAATTTGCAAACATGCGCAACTATCAAAATTTAGAATACTTAAATATATGGCACACTGTGGGAAATGACGTTGCGCACGGGTCATGGGCTACATATGGTGCAAGATACGGTACATATAAAGTCATGTTAGATCAAAATTGGGACTATACTCAGGTACAAGATTTTGCTGCACTTGAAGAAATCTTTAAGACTGATATTTCTTCACAATTTGAAAAACGTCGTGCTCACTACCATTATATAACTGGCGAAATTAAAAACAAATTAAAAATTCCTGTTGTAGAAATGGGCGCAGAGCAAAGCGCATTCTTTAAAAAATTCTATAGTAAAATTCATAGAAATAAGGACATAATGGCATCGTGATTACCAAACAAGAATACACGCGATTGGAGCATGCCGATCCTGTTAACGCCGAATGGTTTGTAGTCAATTGGTGTTTGGGTAACACCTGTAATTTTAGTTGCAGCTATTGTCCTGCGGCACTACACGATGGTAGCCGGCGCTGGCCAGAATTTGATGATATTAAACAATTCATACTCAAAGTAAAAGAACAACACCCAAATAAAAAATTGTATTTTGAGTTTACTGGTGGTGAAGTTACCATGTACAAGCATTTTATACCTTTATGCGAGTTTTGTCGCGAACAAGATGTTAAAGTAGGCATGATTAGCAACGGCAGTAGAACCCTGCGTTGGTGGGAGGAAAACAAGCACTTTTTTGACCATGTATGCCTCAGTTTCCACCCTGAAGAAGGCGATGCGGAGCACTTTTTAAAGGTAGCGGGAATACTGCACGATATTGTTAAGGTGCATGTGAATGTAATGATGAGCCCGGACAAGTTTGATTACTGCTATTCGGTAGCCGAACGAGCAACCAAATTGACCAATATCAGTCTGGCACTACAACCGTTAATACACGATTTTGGGGACAAGTTGTATGATTACACTGACGAGCAAAAACGTATTTTTGATCAACAGTACGCTTTGTTGGTGAGTAAAATAGTACACACTAAAAAGCAAAAAGTATATCGTGGTGGCATGCGTACAATTGGAAATAACAGCCAAATTTTATCAGCGCATTCTTTTATTGCAAATAGCACTAATAATTGGTTTGGGTGGAACTGTTATGCTGGCGTTGAGCAATTGATTGTTGATATGGACGGTAGCATACATCGTGGTTGGTGCAAAGTTGGTGCAAAAATTGGATACATTTGGGATCAAGATTTGAAACTGCCAACTACGCCGGTTAAATGTAATAAAGTCATGTGCCATTGCAATTTTGATATCATGAGCACTAAGGAACGTGTATGAGCATGCTTAATACTGCCTGTAGTTCGGCTTGGAACTACCCAGTACTGGACATAAGTGGCAGGTCCTTGTGCAATTGTTGTAAGACTCCGCATAATAAAGTATCAACAAAAGATTTAGAACTAGGGACAGATCTTTTTAAAAAGTTTATACCTATTAAAAACATAAAACGAGATTTATTAGAGGGTAAGAAAAACCCCAATTGCTCTGCATGCTGGGCCACCGAAGAAGTTGGTGGCGTATCTGCTAGGACTGGTTTTGATGACTTTGCTAGATTTATTAATGCAACAAAATGGGTCAGCTTAACATTAGATGAAACCAAAGATAGATTACTGAATTTGTCCAACGACGACAAAGAAGATTTAATTAATTGGGAACATCCTACACATATTGAAATTATGTTAAGCACCACCTGCGATCTAAAATGTGTATATTGTAGTCCACATTTCAGCAGTCAATGGTATGTTGAAAAATTAAAATATAAAGAAATCCCTGTTAAGACAGCAACTACTAATATCGAAGAGTACGAAAATATTTGGTGGAATTGGTTTGAAGCAGTTGCATATAAAACTGTTAATCAAATTGGTTTTGTAGGTGGTGAGCCGCTATTGGATGATAAATTATATCAATACATTGAAAGAATATTAGAGATTCGACAACTAAACAATATAACCACCACATTAAACATTAGCGTGGTTACCAATTTTAATACTCCAAAAAAGTACTTAGAAAAGTTTTTAAATATGGTACAACGTATATCAACAACGCCAGGTGTTGATATAGGTATTTGTATTAGTTTTGAAAGCACAGGCAATCAAAATGATTTTATTAGGAGCGGAGCCAGCTGGCAGTTGTTTCATAATAATATAAACCGATTGCTGGAATTTATTAACACTAACCGCTTAGAAAAAACAGTCATTTATATAGCACCCGCATTTTGCTCGTTAAGCATTAGTAGTATGCTGCCTTTCATTAAATATGTCATCATGATGATCGAAACAAATTCAAAATTTATTTGGACTTCTACTACACACGTTGCACATCCGCAATGGATGTCACCATTTATACTAACTAGAGATTATAACAGATACATTGATGAAGTAATTGACTATTTGACAAATTTAAAACATAAAAAATTTAATCAAGAGCAATACTTTAAATTTGAAAACTGGAAGCAAATTTTCATTAACTACTTAACTACAATTAAAGCTGGAATAGATAACAGCAATTTAGATGTTGTTAAAACTGATAAGTTAAGAAAAGAATTTGTTTATAACATTGATAAATTATCATCAAGGCGCAATTTAGATTTTAATGCCACATTCCCCGAAATGGTTGAATTTTATAATTTGTGCAAACAAATTACTTAGTACCAATAACCATAAATCTAGTAAACGACCATTCAGGATAAACAAATTCTTTTGATCCCATAAACGCAATTGATGAAAGTTTATAGTTACTAATAAACTCTTCATTGCTATTGGATTTGACATAGTGGTCGTCGTGCGGCATGTTATTTCCTTGTAATATTACTCTAGTACCGGCTGGTAAATTTTCAAACCATGCATGTGATTCAAAATGTTCTGTACTGGTATTAATTACTAAGTCTACTACTGGTGGTTGTATTTCGTTGCAGTCGTAAGTCATTGCCTTAAACTGCCATCTTTGCCAGACCCAAAGATTGTTGATAGTATCCGCTACTCTTTCGCACTCGGGGTCAATGTCGACACTGCGTATATTTTTAACTTTAAAAATGCCGCGGCTTAACAATAGGAATCCAGTAATACCATACCACCCGCCATATATGTAGGTGTAGTCGGATTCCCACCCTAGGCGTTCTAGTTCTTCGCAAAGCCAAATTTTGCTACCAATTTGGCCACTACTAAACGAGTCTGGATCTATAGGTATCATATACTTTTCTTAACCAATCTTTATCATTAATTAATGATAATTTTTCTAAATCATTAGAGAATTTTTCACCGTACTTGCTTCCGTGTTTAGCACCATCGATGGCATCCATGCCGTATGGTTCTTGATGTCCGGTAGTTTGCCATACGTGGATTCTTTTAAGATTTTCTTGATGATTTGACTGAGCAATATTACCAGCTGCAAGTTTAGCACACTCTCTAAATGCACTCCTCCACGTATTAAACGCATCAGTATTGAATGAGGTTATATTGCTTAGTTTTTCGATGATTATAAATTTATCACTGATGGATGTTGTAATATCAGTATTAGCAGTTCTAGTTATTATTGTTTGATGCTTGGGTAGTATTTTTATACCACCATATCCATATACTAATCTGTTGATGGGGTTAATAGATTGATAGACATATACAGCATCTCTATCAAATATGTCGGGTACGTAATTAAATTCAAAATCATCCAGTACATATGCATCACCATCAACCACATAAAACATATCAGTGCTGGATAATTCGGCTGCTGCCTGATGCGCTTCAAGTATACCCGTAACCCCGTCGACACGTTTAGCATTGGGTGCTTTAGTTAATAATCGTTGCCAATTTTTTTCGGCATTTGACTCATGATAACTCAAGAATATAACATCCAATTCTTTACCGTAAATTGGAGAAACATATCCCATGTCTTTGTCGCCTTGTTTTGATTCTGGGGATAAGATCCTCCACACCCATATTTTGCTATCGCCTTGGTGAAATTCGGGATCTAAATACCATATATGATCATATACAGCATCCCATGGCGGAATAGCATAATTTGGAAAATTAAAAATTAACGGAAGGCTGTCATTAAATTCTATTTTCATTAATCTTGCCTTGCCAATATAGACTTTCAGTAAACCACTTGAAGTAATTTTGAAATCCTTCAGTTACATCTACCTTGGGATCAAACCCAAAATCTCGACGAGCAGCATCAATGTTTAGTGCGCCGCGACTGGGAAAATCGGCATCCTTGTCACCAACTACTAGTTCACCACTGCCTGCTAGTTCTATTGCCATTTTTGCTGCCTGCAACAATGTAACACTATGGCTTTTTGTAATATTATATGTTTTGTTTGCAGTATTATTGCTTAATGCAGCAGCCACAATACCATCAGCAGCGTCATCCACATAAGTAAAGTCTAGCGTTTCTCTCGCTCCATTAACTCGGAGCACTCCGCCGCGCATTGCTGTGAGCATGAATTTTGAGACCACTCGGTCCTCGACATCAAGTGGCCCATAAACAGCACTGGGGCGAATAACAGTATAACTAAAACAATCACGACGAGCATAGTCTTTGACAAGGTGTTCTCCTGCTAATTTCATAATACCATACTGTCCCTGTGGGCAACATACAGCATCTTCAGTTACATCATCAACGAAGTCTCCATAGACCATACTGCTACTAATGTATAAGAATTTCTTTACTGCGGTGCGTTTGCTGGCTTCTAGTAGATTAAGCAAACCTTCCATCATTGTACGTGCGCCCAATGCTGGGTTGGCATTAACTACCTTTTGCCTAGGAAAGCTGGCCATATGTATAACCGTGTCAAACTTTTCAAATGTAAACAGATAATCTATATTTTTTTTATCTGCAATATCATATCTATAATAGGTAGACCGCTTGATTTTTTTCTTACGTTCAGACAATAGGTAATCAAGCTCACCCTGTGGAATGATACCGTAATTGGTTTCAGTATCGGTTATAACTACACTGTGTCCTAAATTTTCAAGACGTGCAACCACATTGTGGCCTATTAGACCTAACCCACCAGTTACTAGTATTTTCATACAGCCATGTCAGCTGACAGTGCAGGATGAGATGCATACCCAATCAGCCTTATATCTTTCATAGTAAATTTTGTAATGTCTTTGATAGTTCTATTAATCTCAAGTCCTGGACCAGGTAAGGGTTCGCGCTTCAGTTGTTCTTTTACCTGCTCTACGTGATTCAGATATATATGTGCGTCGCCAAGTACGTGAACGAACTCGCCTACCTCTAAATCGCACACTTGAGCGATTAAATGCGTTAGCAGACTGTAGCTGGCTATGTTAAAGGGTACACCCAAAAACATATCACAGGACCTTTGATACATCTGACAGGACAGCCGATTACCGGCCACATAAAATTGTACAAAGCAGTGACACGGTGGCAGGGCCATGGAGTCAATCTCACCTGGGTTCCACGCTGTTAATATATGTCGTCGTCCGTATGGGTCTGCTTGAATACCCTCAATCAGCGACTTTAGCTGATCAACTTCTTTAACATGTATACCACCCTGGCGGTTATACGTATTACCAAACTCATCTTTAAATGTATCACTACGATGTATAACTGGCGTACGCCACTTACGCCATTGTACACCATATACTCTACCCAAGTCGCCCCGGAATTGTGCTAGATTTTTCCAATTTGGTGCTGTGGCATTATCAGTCCAGATGGTGGTCTTGTCCTCATCCCGCGTACCATGGAGAAGTTCAGCAAGGCGCCTCTCGTCCCCTGAACCTTCGATAATCCACAGCAACTCGCTAACTACGCTTTTCCATGCTAATTTTTTAGTAGTGACCGCAGGGAAACAGTCTTTTAGATCATATCTAACTTGCCGACCGAATACGCTGAGTGTACCAGTGCCGGTTCGATCGTCTCGTTGTTGACCGTTATCTAAAATATCTTGTAGTAAGTCTAAATAGGGTTTCATAAATTTTTAAGTAATAAATCTGTCATTGGTTGCACCATTTTTGCAACCTCATCAACGCTAACATAAAAATCCACATTCTCTATATAAGAATCTAAATTTATTAATTTATCATTAATGTAATCTTGAATCTCATCATGACTGATGCCTTGGGAGACCATTTCACTTATGCTAATATCTACTCTAGTGCCGTCAATTAAGTGTACTGCGATACTGTCTAGTACATTAACTGGAACATCAGATTTCTTAACACTTTTAACTATAGCTTCCCATTGCTCTCTTACTGTGAAATTAAGTTTTTTTAGCCGGGGCCTTTTTCTTGGTTGGTTTGGCATTGGGTGTTGCAGTTGGGTCAAGGTCTAAGGCCTCTTTTGATAGTCTTTCAGCTTCGGCGAGTAGTTGTGCAGCACTGGCTTTCATTGCGTCAGCCTGTTGCAAACGGCTACGTGCAAGATCCGCATCAGTCAATACTCCGCCAGTATTCTCAGGAATCATTGCAGGTTGACTGCGACTCATGGGACTGACACCTAATTCCTTAGGCTCAGCTCTGGCCTTCTTACCACTCATGCCGCGATTGCTGTCAATCTCAGCCATACGATTAACTGCTTCCTGTCCTTGCGCCATTTCGGTCAACAACTTGTTAAGTTCATCTAAACGAATTGAACTTGCCGGGGTTGGAGTCATGATAATTTGATTGCATTGTACTTTCTTAATCAAATGACTTTTATGTAATGCTTCAAGACAGTTGACACCGTCGCTCATGAAGTTTCTAAACAATGCGTCGGCAAAGTTTTCGGCTTGTTGACCTACTGGGCTTTCCAATACAGTCATTACGCTGTCGTGATATATTCTTGGTAGTAGATCGCTATAGACCAATAAGGTCATGTGATCTTCATTTGGTACTTGTCTGAACAATACCACTACTTTTTTGTCTCCGTGTTTGCCTACGTGTTTATACATATTAAATCCTTATTCTGTGGCTGCTGGCGCAGCATCTTCGTCTTTAAGTACACCTGTACTTTGGACAAATGCGTTCAAGCGATCATAAAGACCGCCTACGCCCGAAAGCTCCTCTGCCCTAAATGCCCCACGTTGAGTGCAAGTATTAATTACTCTTAATACATTAACCAAATCTTGTATATTAAGACCTGGTCGATCCTCTGAGGCACTATCGCTAGTTACGTCGCTCATGTTTATCTCCATTAAAAAGCTCTACACATATTTACTACGTGTAGAGCGGATGGAAAAAATTTCTGAGCCTTAAAACATCTGCCAAGACGTATTAATTTGATCTAGGTGTAGTGCAAAGTAAGTAATCTCGTATGGGCGCTCAAACGCCACAGTCTTACTCATGATCAATTGATCAGTTTCGGCATCTGTGTGATATTCGTCACCAATGTAAAACCTGCCTGATAAGTTTTTATATATCCAATCAGTAACGGTCTTTTCTTCTGCACGAAGATCAAATCTAAAACGTTCAAAGTGGGGCGGGCAATGTTGTAATTGCCGCAACCCAAATACGTTTAACGGATTAGCCTCACCTTGTGCTAGCATTATTCGTAGATCCGGATCTTCATATCAACATCTTCTTCTTGGGGCAAGACTAGTTTATCTTCCAATTGCTCTAGTGCTGTATGCATGAAGCTTTCTATCAAATGAATCTGTCGAGTCATGACAGCAATCTCACAAGAGCGAGCCAAGTCCTCTAATGCCTGCTCACGTGTCATGAGCCGCACTTGCAGGTCGTTAATGGTTTTACGAGCCTCTGCTAGTTTACGGATTTTGGTTGCGTCAATTACTTGCATATTAGTCCTTGTTACTGTCATCGTAATGTGCCCAAATGCCAAACTCGGGCTCGGCACTTTCGTTATCTTTAATAATCCAAACTGTGTCGCAATAGTCTTGCACTTGTTCCGGACTCCAACCAAAGAATTGGTAGTCAGTAAACATGATCAGTTTCTTAGGCTGAACATCATTCTCTTTGAGCCATTCCCAAACGCAATGCGGGTCAGTGCCGCCACCGCCACCGGGTTCGTATTCGCTGATGTCAGTATTGCTGTCGGCAGTGAAGTCTTGCGGATTGTAGACCTCAGTATCCCAAGTCAGGACTTTGATACGGTAGTCTTGGTAGGCATCCATAATGCCTTTGACTTCGCTAAGGAAGTCACGCAGGTCGTTGTCGCTGATACTGCCCGAAGTGTCAATTGCCACGCAGACGTCAATTGTTTCTTCGGGACGCATGCCCGGAAGAATAGCATCCATGTGCCAGCCGCGTCGGCTAGGACGTGCAAACGTAAAGTCACTTTTAATAGTGCTTTGGATTTGTTGTTGCAACAATTCGCGCCAGCCAATTTGCGGGGCGGTCAAACTACCAATCATGCGTTGAACATTGCCAGGAACATTACCTGCACCTGCTGCCTGTGCTGCCGCCAGTACTGCTTCTTTAACTTCATCGCGGATGGCTTTCTTTTCTTCAGCAGTCAACCGCGGCCGCCCGTTGCCTTCTTTATCCCCGTTGCCTTCACCGTCGCTGTCATCATCACCATCGCCGTCCATGTGCTCGTCCAGCAACATTTCGCTGAGTTTGCTGATATCAATCTTGTCGGCGTTCTTGTAGAGATCGTCGTAGACTTCTTCTGCACTCATGCCTTCGTACTTGCTGTTATACAGCACAGGCACCTTGGTGATCTTCTCACCAATGCGATATTGGATTAAGTCTGCATTGACGCAGTAGTCGTCTGCAATGTTCCACAGGCGCGGCTCGCGTTCACCGCGACGTCCCATGTGATCGTATACCACGTGCAAGACTTCGTGCCCAAACAAGAACTCGCATTCTTTTAGGCTCAGTCGATTAATGAATTCGCTATTATAGAAGAAGTGACGTCCTTCGGTAGCCGCAGTAGGGCACCATGCGTCCGCGTTGGTCAATTTGAGACGGGTTGCAAGGTTACCAAAAAATGGTGCCTTGAGCAGTAGGCCCACACGGGCGGTAATCAGTTTATCAATCGCCGCCGCATCTGTTTTGGGATTGGTTACTGTACGTACTTTTGACTTATCTGCTAGTGTATTATCTGACATAGTATTCCTTGTTATAGTATATTATAGCACAGAAACAATACCCCGGACAAATGCCGGGGTATTTTCACACTTAGTTTTTGCCGCTAGCTGCCACAACATATTTGCTGTACTTAGCATGGAATGCATTGAAGCTGGCAATCTTGCTAGGTACAAACGGAAGGTTGTAAGTAGTCAACGCAACACGAGCGCCCATAACCACCAGCTCAGTAGTAAAGTTCTCCATCATGAACTTGAAGAAGCAGTTGGCCTGTCCGTGCCAGTCGGCAATCTTGCCTGCCTTGTTCAACTTGACATAGCTGTCTTGCAGTTCGTAGCACAGGCTCACAGTGAGTGAGTACATAGCTGAGATTTCTTTGGTCTTGAGCTCGGTCACTTTGCCAGCAAGAATGTCCACTGGGTCCGGCATTTGTGCAGACACTTTGCGGTGTGCCATGAACTTGACTGCCAGCCCTTCACCAACAGTACCCGCAATCAGGTCCATATTGGTATCTGCGCTTTCGTCGTCGTCTAGCAATTCGCTTACAAAGGTCCAAGAGCGCGGGGTAGCAAAGCTACGGCTAGAGCTACGTGGATCAAAGTCGTACAGGTCTTGCTTGGCAAAGGTCAAGTAACCCACAACGTCTTTGTGGACTTTGTGGTTAACTGCCCAAGTCTGCCAAGCGTCAAAGTCAGTACGCATTTCCAAGTGAACAAAACGGTTTGCCAGCGGGGTAGGCATGCGATAAGTAATACCCTTGTCGCTTTCGCGATTACCTGCTGCAACCACAACCACGTTATCAGGCAGTTTGTACTTGCCCACGCGACGGTTAAGAATCAGTTGGAACGCCGCGCCTTGTACAGCAGGAGCCGCTTGATTCATTTCATCAAGGAACAGGATAACGATGGGATGTTGTGCTGCCATTTCTTCATCGGGCAGTTCAATAGGAGGAGCCCAATCCATTTTGCCGTTGTCTTTGTTAAAGAACGGGATACCGCGGATGTCAGTGGGTTCCATTTGTCCCAGGCGCAGGTCAATAGTGATGCCACCTAGTTCCTCACCAATGCTGGCAACCAGTTCGCTCTTGCCAATGCCGGGAGGACCCCAAAGGAAAATAGGGCGTTTAGTTTTGAAACAACGCAGAATGCCGCGCCGGGCTTCTACAGAAGTTACTGTACGAGTTTCGCTGACTGCGGGAGAAGATTTAGTAGCCATTTAACAAGGTCCTTTATGTTACGTTATGCCTAATTATAACACAAAACAATAACCCGTGCAAGTGTAGGGTTATTGTTTTTGTTGCACAAAAACAACAATTACAGGGGAAAATGCTGGTAATGAGAGTCCAAGTTCCATGTAACCATGTCCACCGGGACGCCATCGTGCGTTTGTACAGTGACACCCAAGCTCTGATACCGCTGCCAAAACCAATAGATGTCGGGAGTGGTAGACCCCAATCGAGTTGAGTTCAGTTTCTTGTGCTTGGCCTTGCTCAAGCGACACGTTGGGATGTTCATGGCTTCATCTACTGTGATGCGGCCCACAATCAGCAGATCACGTGCCACTGCCTGAGGAATGATGTGCTCGAACTCGGTCTTGGTGCCGGGCTTGAGCCCCATTTCAAAATAGTGAGCACCAATGTTTTCCTTGATAGCATAATTATGATAGCGGCGTAACAGGAAGTCGATTGCATCGCGGATCAGTCGCGCAAATTGATCTTCTACCTTTAGCAGTCGGTACATTCGAACCATAAAAGTAAGGCCGCGGCGCACGAATTTATTAGTGGCATCGTAACTGGGTCCGCCACGTTTGACTGGAGTGGGTTTCTTCTGTACGAAACCGTCCAGGCGCTGTTGTAGTGGTAGTGCTGCCATTTTAGAACAAGTCCTTGGCGTCAATAGCAAACACACTGAACGGTTGCTTGGGATAAGCAAAGTTAGCACCTTTAGGCGTGGCCCAGGTGACGCTCATCTGTTGCCAAAAGAACGCAATACCTTGTGGAGTATTCTTAGCATTGCGCGGGGGTTGGGGCCACAGGTGCTTGGGCATACCTTTATGCATTTTATTATATGCATTGATGTTGGCGTTATGTACCTGAACCCAATATTCGCTCTTGGCATCAAAGTTTGCATCAAACAAGTCAATGCAATGATTTGTTAAGTCAACGATTTCTTCATCTGAGTAGCTGATATCTTGCTGTTCGCACAAGTTCAAAAACTCCAGTATGATAGGACTCTCTTTGCTGTTGATGGCTCGTTGTTGCACATCTACTATGTGCCCGGCATAGATTGAGAACTTGCGTACCACTTCCACGCTAGACTCCATTATTCCCTCAAGACGACTCAGCGCACCAATTGCGTTGGTGTTGTTGAACTTTTCGGCAGTCACAAACACACCAGCTGCATCGAGGTGTTGCCATTTAGCATGAGCATGTACCCACTCAAGTTGAGTGACACCATCAATTTCAACGCCATAGATCATCTGTTCAAAGATGTCAATAAGGTCTAGGGGCTTTTTACCTGCGTTCTTACCAGTGGTAGTGTTCATGTTGATAAACAGGTTACGCAAGTCGGCACGGCTAGTAACATCATAGATGTTGGCAGGAACCATCACTGTGGTAAGGTCCAAGTTGAGTGCATCACGTGCAATCAAATACATGGCCAGTGCAGTATGCTGGCTGTCCCATGCGCCCCAACCAATGTCACGGCCAAACACCTGCATGGGTTGTGCCTGGTAGTCGCGGAAGTTAGTGATGATCTTGATGATCCACTGCAAGTCGGGTTCCCGTTGCATGGTGGTGTCAATCATGATATCCATTAAGGGAATATCTTGTGCCTGCACCAATCGAAATATTTTTCGATTTTTAAAATCTTTAACATTAGGGTAACTCTTCTTAAAGGCTTGTATGGCCTTTTTAAGACTCAGTGCCCAATTAGCCTTTGCCTGTGCAGTAGGCAAAGAGTTGATGGTGTTGTTTAACCGATCAACTAGAGTAATAAAGTGAGAAGTAGAGTTGCGAAATTTCGCATTACGCTGAGCCGCGTAGAGAGAGTTGGCCTTGGCCATAGTAGTTCCTTAAGTTGGTAGCGAATACAGCAATAGCGACCCAATGCCACTATCCCTGTTTTTATCACTAGCTAAAATAGGTTAATTTCTTAACTTACACCAAGTATACAACAGAATCAGTTACTTGTCAACTACTTTTGGGCGTATGCGGTTATTTTATAACACGCACAGCAACTTTTTGGTGCCTGCCTACTCGTCCAATGTACTCATAACGTACACCAAATGCCCTTACATGCTCTTGCCAGGCCCTAAACTCATCCAGCTGCCATCCGGGATAATTCATGTACTCGTCAAAGATGATTACAGTACCGGGCACGATTTGGTCCTTGAGCCTGCTGAGTACAGTGGCGGCACTGCTATACAAATCGCAGTCAACATGCAGTAGAGCAATGGGTTGGTTATGCGCCTGCACAAAGCCTGGTAAGGTCTCATTGAACCAACCCACTACTAGTTCGCAGTTGCGGCGTACCGCAGGCAAGTTGCTCCTGGCAAAGAATCCTTTCTGCATCCTGCTGGTCCAATCCTCAGGAAGACCTTTGAATCCATCAAAGCCATATATGGTCTTAAATGGTAGTACTCTACCAAAATGGTTAAGTGTGCGTCCAGTAGCTACACCAAACTCCAGTACCAAACCATGCTCTAGTAGTTCTAGATCCAATTGTGACTTGGCGATCCAATCATGTAAGTCGTAGTCGGTATCAAAGTTAGGAACTGTTCGCATGTTGGCAATAACATAGCGAGCAGACTCTTCACTGGCCAGTCTTGTGGCAGTAAAATCAACGTCAATGACATCAGTGTATTGACCTAGTAAAGTCTTTTGTGATCGACTTGGCTGCGGATAGCGCAACCATTCTTCAATGCGATCCAGTGTGCGGTAGAATTTATTAATCATATTATGTAATCAGTATTTTTTGTTTGTCTCGTCGATCGCTATACATCTTATTCCCTCGTGCGCGGATTAGTTCAGCAGACCCTTGCGGATCCAGCTCAAACATGTCACGCAGATCTTGTTCGGTGACTGTGCTGTCTACTAGGATGGTATAAATTTCGTAGTGACGCTGCGTGTTGAACTTGGCACGTAGAGTAATTGCTTGAACGATACTGTTGAGATCATGCCCACGACCTTGATCTTTCCGATCGGCTAGTATATCCCACATACGCTTGCGATCAAGATCGCTGGCATTGATACAGGCTTCTAAGCCTTCTTGGTCCCAGCTTAATAGGAAAATGTCACCACCTAATTCTTCTGTCATGCTCGTTTGCCTGCAAATAGTTTACGATCTGAGAACTCACGTGACATATAGAACTTCAACAATTCTTCCGAAGCATATGTTCTTACATCTGTATTAGGTGGGCAATAGAAGACCACAGGACATTTACCCCAAGTGCCGGTACGATGAAACTGTGTTACATAGCGTCTATGATCAATGTTCTCAGGATTAAAGAACACCACTTGTCGTTTATAAACATCTAATACAGTTGCGGTCATGATAGTTATTACAGTTAAAAATATATTGTACAAGGAATAGTTTAGTTTGTCAAGCCTAGTGATTGTCTAAGTCATCAAGATATTTGGCCAAGTTGCTGTTGTGTAGTGTTAACATAACCGCAGTCTCTTCATCAAATACCACAATGGACTTTATACTATCTATATAGTATGGATAATGGATATGTCTTTCTAATCTCAGTAACACCCGGGCCACAATGGTTTTAGGTAATTCAAATTCATATGAAGTAAACTTCAATTGGTTACATAAGTACAACCACCCGGTTTTAGTTAATCGCATGCTGCGTATGTTGGTTGGATTATACCATAGTACCCCACGTGCTGTAGCTCTGCCGGCAATGCCGTCTGGATCTAGCTCACAGAATTTCGCAATCCACTCAAGCTGATCGGGGGAATATTTGGTCACCTTGTGTCAGCAATACCACAGCAAATTTATCAGTCTTGTACTGCTGATTTAATTTCTTTGCCAAGTTAATTGCATGTCCGGGGTTACTGAAGCTGACCTTCTTGTACTTGGGTCCTGGATAGGCCACTAAAATATTATGTGACTTCAAATTGATGGGTTTAGAGTCATAGAATACAGCCCATATACCTTCGCTATTAAGCACTTGGTCGCACTTGTAGTTGACCTTATTCAGGTGTTCAAGTATAACAGTTGGTTTAGGTCTTGACATAATATCGCTCGATGTACTTTTATTTATCTCGGTTTTGTGTGTAGTTAATGATTATTTTGCTGGAATTGCAGTTTTTGCTTGTTCTTCAGTAATAAACGGACCCAGGTATTTGTATCTGTTGAGAGTAATAGACTTAGGACAAAATTGCGTAACCCAGCGACGATTGATCAGTAGTGCATAGTGCCCTGCACAAAATTGACTCTTGCTTTTAGGAGTTTTAGTATAAAACGGCAGTTGACGCTTGACATCATAAACTTCGTTGTAGCTATTTCCGCTGACAGGGAATCCATATATGTCTTTGTGTGCAACTTTTTTTACAGGCTGTGCTAGCTTACGCGATATTTGAATATTGTATCTGGCACTTAGTAATTTAATTGACGGAAAAGGTTCACGCCATTCATCATGTACCAGTACTACTCCTGTAGGGCTAGCCTGTATGGTAGCTACTGGTTGACCATTATTTTCTACAATCCAAAATTTATTTTTAATTACTGGTTTGGCAATCATTGAATTCATACTATTTCCTTATTTTGTTGCTGCTGCAATTTGTTTATATCCTGCCCAACTGGGATGAACACCATCTGGTTGTAACTGTGAAATGGGTATTACTGTGTCGCCAAATCCTGCTGCTACTTCTCGTACTATAGCTTGTATATCGGGTTTAATGGCAGGCAATATCCAAAATACTCTTTTAGCTCGTACTGCTAATCGTATTCTTGAAATTTCTTCTAATGTTTTAACACCTTTGTGATCATTGGATCCAAGACTAATAATCATAGTTTCGGCAACGAGATTGTTACCTTGATCTCGTTCAAGATAATCCTTGCGCCACTGCCAACTGTTTATACCACCCCGAGCATAGGCCACACACTCAGGTCTGTACTTAGCTGTGCCGACTGCGATACTATCACCTATGATCAAACAATCAAGCATACACTTCTTCCTCTAGATATCGTACAAGTTCTTTATCCGTTGGCTCAACAGCGTAGTTGTGCTTGAAGAATATTTCATAACTGTCACTACCGTATTTGCCAATGCCATACAGCATCGTAGCATCATCGCCGTCCCAAGTCAAATAATCATGACTCATGCCCACCAGTCGCCGGTATCTAACATTGGTCATGCCCAAGGGAGAGATAATGCTTTTGACAAAATCTTCGTCGGCTGCAATTAAGGCTTCAGGTGTAGGGAACCAATATAGGAATTCGGGCAGCGTGGTCTTGACTGGCTTGCGGCCAGTCTGGTTCAGCATGATCACGCCCACCATGTGTTCCCAACTGTTGGAGATCTGTTGTTGTACCATTAGATCATCACGCAAGGGTTTAAACCATTTCATGTACGTGACTCCTGTAGCAATCGTTTGAACTCGGACATGTGTGCTAGCTGTATGGTATGCAGGTAAACATACAGTTTAGTATCTGCAGGCCAGTTTTTTACCTTTTCGACAAATGCAGGGCTAACCTGTAGTTCTAAAAAATCAACGTAATCTTCTAAGGTCATTCTTTTGCTCCAAAGTGCATGTCAATTAGTCGATCAATGCTGCGCCCAAGTGGATTGTTGGCTCGTGCTACGACAGCAACACATTCTTGAATAATTAACTCTGCATATTTTTCGTGATTAAATCTCAGTCCAAATTCACTCATTTCCCAGCATTGGGGTTCAAGTTGTTGTATTAATTTTCTCATTGTCTATCTACCCTAGAATCTATATTGGAACGATGGCACATATACAGTACTCCTACAATGTATCCTAACAAAAACCCCCAGAAGAAGGTCATTCTAAAACTCCATATTCTGCTTGAAGGTCGTACAATGCTTTACGTACCTTTACTGCCACAGGTTTATACTTATCAGGATGTATAGGATGATAGGTATATTCCATACCCGCCCATGTCTTGCTACCTGTCAATAGTTTATCAACCTCTACTAGAATTTGAAATCTAGGATCAGCCCACATCTTAATTACATTATCGGGAACAGTGGGCATCTGAATTTTAACTGGTCCGCATACATGAGCAGTATCGCCTGTACCCTTGTCATCATATCCGCATTTATCACATTTCATATTGGAGGATTACCTTCTACAAAATTGGTTAACTTAAAATTATCAAAACATTTTGGGCAAAGAGCATTATGACTTGGCCCACCGTGTCCACTGATAACGGCTTTACAATCATGGCAAATAATAAATGCCGCAGTGTAAATGTAGCCACGAGGTTGAATAATAGGTTTCCAAGTATCTTTACTTGTTTTGGCGTAGCCTAAAATATCACTCATTCTGTACATCCAAAATGTGTTCTAATCTTATCCAGTAGAACAATGATTTCACTTTTCCTACCTACCCTAATTCCAACATCTCTAGTGTTCTCACCTTCTGTATCTACTGGCATATTATTAAGTTCATACCACTCTGTTTTCATAATGTACAGGTGTTCCCGCACAATCAACTCGGCGAACTTTTCTTTATTGAATGTTTCAACTTTCGTAGCATACAATCTCCACCCATCGTCCTCGTAAGTAGTTGTAGTAGCCTGTTCAGCAAGTTCTCGAATTCGTTCGTTCATTCTGTTTTTCCTCTTCTTCTGATTGCTGCTTGCAATGCACAAAAATCGTCATGTGCTTTACGGGTTGTCTCCGCGTGTTTGTTGCTATGGCAATGAATAGACCACCACTTTCGTGCAAATTCTTCAACCTCCCTAGCACACTCCTCTATAATCAACTCGGCGAACTTTTCTGCATTGAGCAGCCGAATCTTAGTATCTGGGTCAGCCATATTAGGCACCCATTCCATCGCCTGTTCTTTTAATAGTTTAATATGTTCGTTCATTATAGTTTCCCGGAGTTTGCACCACACTCAACTGTTCGATTCGTTCTGCCGCCATCAACAACAGCATTTCAAGAGCAATGTTATCTTTCGCACTCCTGGCAGCAGTTTTTAATGTTTCTGCTAATTCATAGTCTGTCATTATTGTTTCTTCTTAGGTTTGTTATACGATTCCCAACTGCCATAACTAATATGAGGTAAATTCTCTTTCTGTTGTTGAGCAACATACTTTTTATATTCCTCGATCTGGTTGATGGCTGTGTCAAGCATAGCGGTCGTAATCTCGTTTGGATTTACTCCGAAATGTTTTAGTATATTCTGCTCACAATGAACAGGTATGTACGTTACTGAATCTAGAACCCAATCTCTTTCTGGAGTATGCGGTAGAGTTTTAGCAACTAAAGCACATTCTTTCACAATCAACTCGGCGAACTTTTTGTAATTGAAAGTTAGGCCAAATTCATTGTGTTCCCAGCATTGGGGTTCAAGTTGTTTGATTCGTTCGTTCATTTTTTATCTATACGTTTAATTAGATTATTCAATAGAGGACTAGGAGCCCGTGGATTAAATATCTGGAAACC